GTGTGGGGTCCGTTCATTACGTTTTCGTACCGGGGGGGTCTACAACCTGATAAAACGGCGGAAATCCGCCATTCTGGCCCTGTATAACGATTGAGACAGGGTCAATGCCCATCCAGGGTTGTAGGAGGGGAGGGGGACCACACCCGCACCCGATGCCGCGGTTGTGTCGCCGGTGCGATCCACCCTCGAGCCGCGGTGAGTCGCGCAATGGTAGCGCCAGGTGGCACCCTCGCAAGCGAGGCCGGCACCAGGTTGTGAGGCCTCGACCCGCCACACCAGAGGCCAGCACCAGGTTGTGAGGCCTCGACCCGCCACACCCTCGACCCGCTGGCATGGCCTCCCCTGGCCTCCCCGCTGGCCGCTGGCATGGTGTCGACCCGCTGGCCTCCCCTCGACCCTCGACCCGCTGGCATGGCCTCCCCGCTGGCCGCTGGCCTCGACCCGCTGGACTCAACCTATTGAGGGGACTCCGTTAATTCGCACTGGCCTCGCGATTAATGCCGACTCAATGCTTGCAATGTGACCCTGACAGGTTCACAAGGCACCCGCACCGCATGCCGCGGCCGCAGGGGACACCCGATGAATCTGGCCTCTATCGTTTACCTGGTGCTTATCTGGCTGGTGTTTATCACAGGGTCATATCTGGCGATTTACACCATGCTACCGCATGACCCGCGCAAGACTCGCGCGGGTCGCGCGCACTACGCCAGAATCGCGCGGCATCGGCGCGCGACTCGCTAATCTCTCACTCTCTCAGGGGACACCCGCAATGACTCAATATGACTTGTCACAGTACAGCGTCGCTGAATTGCGCGCACTCATGGTCGACATGGTCGACCAAAACGACCGACTCCACGCGATTATGAAGTTGACGCGCAAGGACAAGGCGCAGCTTGCCAGCAACGACTCGCTGATCAGCCAGGCCTCGGCGCTGCTTGCCACCATGGCACCAGAGGCACCCGCCAAGGCACCGCACAAGGCACCCGCCAAGGCCAAGGCGCGCAAGGCCAAGGCACCCGCGAGCTTTGTCTTCTACCGCGGTCCCAGTGCGCTAGATGGCGCGCCAATCGTCGCGATCGCGACCCTACGGAGTCGGAACGATAAGACCAGCGACATGGTCCAAACCTGGATCATGCGCGACGATGTCGACCCGATTAACGCGGCGCGCACTGGCCGCGACTCCTCTATCTGTGGGGACTGTAAGCACCGCGGCAAATATGAGGGGATTGGCGCACTGGCGCTGCGCCTGGCCTCGACCCGTTCGTGTTACGTGCAATTGCAGAATGCGCCTCTGGCCGTATGGAAGACTCGCAATAAGTACCGCGACCTGACAGGCCAGCTTGACGTTGCCGCGGAAGCTTGCGCGGGTCGCATGGTGCGCCTCGGGTCATATGGTGATCCTACCGCGGTCCCCTATGGCGTATGGGTCGCACTGCTAGCCCATTGCGCGGGTCATACAGGGTACACGCACCAGTGGCGCAGCTTCCCTGAATTCGCCGCCTGGTGCATGGCCTCATGCGACACCAGCGAGGAAAGAGTCCACGCCAAGGCGCTAGGATTCCGCACTTTCCGCGTAGCACCCGCGGAAGGGTGGACTCTAGAGGGTCGCGAGGCCTTGTGCCCGGCTTCCGCGGAAGCGGGAAAGAAGACCAATTGCCAGGCCTGTCACGCATGCGGAGGCACTCAATCGAAGGCACGGGTCGACATCATGATTCCCGCGCATGGTGGCGGTAAGGCCATCGTGACAGGAGTCGCGGCATGAGTGCGACCCTACTGGTGCTAGGCCTTGGACTCTGTGGAGTCCACGCCGCGACAGATTGGCAATTGCCGCGGGTCAAGTTGACCCGCCGCGGAGGCCTCCGATTCCTGCGAATCGGCCGCTGGCAATTCAGCTTTTGTAAGTGCAAGGAGTCCATCTAATGGCGAATCTTCCCGCGATCGTTCGTGCGACCCGCGCCAGTGCCAAGGCCTTGGAGTCGATGTCGCGCCTGGCGCGCCTGGCGCATGACTCGACCCATGGAATCACCCTCAATCGGCGCGCCATGGCCGCGGGTCGCATGTCGAGGGTCGAGTCGGAGGCCTTAAACGCGACCCTGCGAATCGTGCGCGACAAGGCGCGCAAGGACTGGCGCAAGGCCTACAAGCGACACCTGGCCGCGCAAGCTGTATTGGAGGCGAATCCTATCTAGCACCCTCGACCCTCGACCCGCGCGACCCTCGACCCGCCTTGTGCGGGTCGAGGCGCGTACTGATCTAAACTCGACCCGCCTAGTGCGGGTCGAGGCGCGTACCGCACTCGACAAGCTGGCCTCGACCCTCCCCGCTTTACGCGGGTCGAGGCGCGTACTGTGACTCATGGCAAGGCCTGGCCGCTGGCCTCCCCGCTGGCCTCGACCCTACGCCAGGCCTTGCCATGGTTCACACCCGACACCCGACACCCGACTCGCCTGGCATGGCCTCGCATGGCCGCGCCTCGCATGGCCGCGCCTGGTGCCTCCCCTCCCCTCCCCGCTGGCCGCTGGCCTCGACCCGCTGGCATGATGTCGACCCGCTGGCCTCCCCTCGACCCGCTGGCCTCGACCCTCCCCGCTGGCCTCCCCGCTGGCCGCTGGCCTCGACAAGCTGGCCTCGACCCGACTCCGGCTTAAGCTGGCCTCGACAAGCTGGCCTCGACCCGCTGGCCGCTGGCCTCCCCTCGACCCTCCCCGCTGGCCGCTGGCCTCGACCCGCTGGCCGCTGGTGTCGACCCTCGACCCGCTGGCCTGGCCTCGACCCGCTGGCCTGGCCTGGCCTCGCATGGCCTCCCCTCCCCTCGACCCTCGACCCTCCCCGCTGGCCTCCCCGCTGGCCTCGACTCCGCGGCCAGGTAGCAGAATCGATTCCTTTTCGCGCATGCCAGCGGGTCGAGTGCGACCCGATGCGGGGACACAATCGCGCACTATTGCCAGGTAGAGTCGCGACCCTCGACCACACCCGCGCCGCGGGTCGAGTGCGACCCGATGCGGGGACACAACCGGCCAGAATCGGCGATTCAACGGCTGATTGTCGTACGACATCGAAACGACACGCCATGCGTGCATGCCAATCGCGCAATGGTTGTAATGGGTCGACCCTAGGGTTTCCGCCGTTTTTGGCCTTGACGAACGTCAAATTTACCATCTCAATCCTGAGATTCGACCCCAATTTTCGGGCTACTTTTCTGAGACGACCCCCCGTTTTTCGGCCTTCCAGATAAAAGGCCGCTCCCCAGGATATCCCCCTCCCCTCGACCCCCCGTTCTTTGCACCTGATTCAAAAAATCGACCCCCCTGCTTTGCACCTGATTCAAAAAAATGGCATACGCCGCCGGTCACCTCAGAGCGGGAAACCCCAATGACTCCTGAACGCTTTCGCGAATGCATGGACATTCTCAATCTCGGCAATCACCACCTCACGACCTGGCTCGATGTCGATGATCGGCGCGTGCGGCGATGGAAAGACGGAAAACGCGAAGTGCCGCCCGAGTTCGCCGAATGGCTGGAAGCGCTGATGACATTCTGGGAAACCCACCCGATGCCAGACGTGCGCGGCGTGCCACGCGATGAGGCCTACATCTACCCGACGACGGCGGGACCGTTCAGGTGATCGGCGAGCCGCTGTAGGCCCAGCACCACGATCGCGGTGCCACGCCGCCGGTCGACCCGGCATTGCTCGCAATATCCCCGCACGGTGCCGCCCAGGCACACCCACAGCACCGCGGGCCACGCCACGGCTCCCAACATGGCCTGAACCTCGCGCACGCGCCTGGCCGCGCGCATCTGGCCATCGTTGATCGGCTCCACGGGATAGCCCGACAGGCTGACCCTGGCGAAGTCGCCGCCGCCGGAGGACACCAGCCGCTCCAGATGCTCCCGCAGCGTCTGGGCGGCTTCCACCTCGCGCGGTCCCAGCGTCCCGGCACGGCGCAGCAGTTCGACGGAATCGACGCGATAGGCCCGCCGGAGCCGCCTGTTCGGATTATCCGGATCGGCGGCGCGATCGTTGATCTCCACGTCGGGATCGCGCAGCACGTCACCGGTCCCGCCGCGCACCGGTCGCCGCCGCAGACCAGGCCCAAAGTCCACGCCACGGGACCGGCTCACCACCATGTCCCGATCCCCCTCGCTTCAGCGAGCGGTCCCCTTGACCCCCGCGGCCACACTGTTACCTGGCGAGAACGCGGCGCACCAGCATTCCAGGCACCATGCCCGGTCAGCCCGATCCGGTTCCTCAAACAAGGAAATGGCGCTGCCACCTTGGGAATACCCAGGTGACAACGCCATGACATGATCAGAACCGCACGGGCATCTTAAGTCGGCCCATATCAGGATCATCCCCCTACTCCCCGAAAAAACGGCCCCTGCAGATAGGACCGATCCCGAGTTCTACGCTCTCCTCATTGGTCAGCAACCGCGCGCAACACGAACACCGCTTCGTCGCCTTGCCGTAGGCCACCGCCCCTTCCAGCGGGTTCGACGCCAGCATCGCGATCGCCCGCGCCGCCTCCGCGTCGCACTCCCCAGCCGGGTAGAACCGGCCATACCTGATCTTGCCCAGCCAGGTGCGATTCCGCTTCACGTAGATCGATCCGCCGTTCGCGCCCGCGGGCGGGGCCAGGTAGAACAGGAACGCGCCCAACCGGAGATTGGGCGAGGTGATCCCGTTCCGCTGGGCGTTCTGAAACGCGTTCTTGATCTGCTGCGCGTCGGTGAGTTCAACCGGTGAAGCTGTCACTTCACCGGTCGAACGGGACGGGAACAGCCTCACGACATGTCCCCCGTGTCCTCGATCCGCAGCCCCAGATACAGCGGCGAGCCGCCGCAGCCATCCTCTGGGGGAGAAACGATCCAGGCCGACAACCGGCCAAACGTATCGTCCTCGTACGCGGACTCATCATGAGCCAGGTAGAAACGAACCTCGGTATCATCCGGAGCCTCGCCCAGGTTGGCGAGCAACGCGCGCAACCGTCCCAGTGTCGTATGCTTCATTACACGGCCTCCTCGACCTGGCGGAACTCGTAACCCGACGCGTCACCGTCGTACCACTCGTCCGCGGCGTTCTGCATGATCCCGCGCCCGAACGCCTCGTCGTCGCACACGACCGTGCAGAGGTATTCCACGCTGCCATACAAAGGCCGCTCGCGATCATCGAAACCGAGCAACGCGACCGTCAGGTCGATGCGCGGCGCGATGTCCCGATCGAAGTCGACCGGGTTGTCGCTCCAGCGATCCACCAGCGCGGAACACGCGACCTGGTGGCAGTAGCCACCCGGCAGCATCTCGCACACCGCCAACGTGTCGATGTCGGCGGCGAGAACCAGTTCCGTCATCGCCTTGGTGTCGATCGGTGTCATCACCCTGCAGCGCGGCTCCAGGTCCGTCAGGTCGACACGAATGCCGTAAGTAAATGTCCAACGCGTAGCCATGGTGGGTTCCCCCTGTGTGACGCCGCGAAAAGGCCGCGGCGAGGTGCATATACGCACCTCGACAAACCTGATGCACGCAGCGTATACGCATGGCTGGCATGTCGAAAGTGAATGCCACAGAGCCACATATTGGATTGCTATCTGACCCAACTGGGTTCACAAAGCAGCCGCACCGGCGATCGCCGGTGCAACCACCACTGGGGATACCCGCCATGAACATGACGCCTACCGAGATGAAAGTTTTACTGGCCGCGAGTCGGTGCCACGCCGTCCCGGTCTACCGTGACGGGGAAAGCGCCCCCTACGGCTACGACCTGAAAGGCCCCCGCGGGAACAAGGAGTTCGCCGCGGTCGATCGGGACGGCAACGTCTCCGAGTTCAACATCAGGCTCTGGCTGGACTGCATCAACTACGGCGATCGCCGCGCCGCCCACCGCCACGGCTAACCGAAACCGGCCCGCTCCACGGGGAGCGGGCCACCTCAGAGGGAAACCCGACATGCAACGCGTGACATGGACACCGAAAACCAACAGCCAGCGCTTCTCGCTCACCCAGTTCGGTCCCGAATGGCAGGTCAGCGACACGCTGTTTCACGAACGCCCCAGCGTCATCCGCGGCAACCGTTGCTGGTTCATCCACCCCGTGGGCAACCCCGGTGAGGCCCGTTGGGTGCCCGCCGATCAGGTGACCCTCCTGACGGCGAAGGAGCAAGCCCTGGAAGCCCTCCTGCCCGCGCTGCGGGCCTGGGTGAACCTGTTCGACACCAACCCCGCCACCTGGCCAGACGACGATCGCGACCTTCTCACCGCCGCCCACGTCGCCCTCAACCTCCCCACCGCCTGATCATGCCGCCTGGCGTGCCTGGGTCATCCAGGTCGCCATGCGAGATGGTCCGCATTCCGCGCACGATCACACTCAGCAGGGACACCCGCACCATGAAGAACAGCACCCCTCGTTTCATCGTCATGACCTCGTCGGCCAAGATGCCCGCGAGCGTCAAATCCCGCTACCGCAACGTCGCGGTGGTCGAGACGGACGGCGAAGCCGAGCCAAAGATGATCAGCGGCCACGCCAAACATTGCGTGCGCGTCGTTCACCACTACGGCCCCCAGTTCGTCGGCAAGACCAGCCGCTGCGCCTACGACGTGACCCTGGAAGACGCCCAGGCCTACGCCAACCAACTCAACGCCGCGGAGGGCTGATCCATGGCCACCTTCGAACATCCCGACGCCAGGGCGCTGCGCTGCATCAAGGCCTACCTGGCCGCGAAGCCCACCAGCATCATGCGCCACACCGCCTACCGGGCGCTGCTACGCCACCTGAAGGCATCGTTTCTGCTGGACGGCTACGGCCCGGAGGAAATCCGCTGGATGGACCTCAACAGCCACGCCGACGCCTGGATCGACCGGGTGCGGCGCGAAGGCTGACCAACCTGACCCCTCGACCCACAAGGAATCTCATCATGAACATCAACGACCTCAACGCACGCGAACAACTCGACGCCGCCGCCGCCTGGCTAGGCTATCAGGACGAAGACCTGTCGTTCGGCCTCAAGACGCCAGAGGACGCGCTCAAGCTGTGGCGCGGCTGGATCGCCGATCCCGAACTGCCCGAGTTCTGCGACGAGGCAGAGGACAAGGAAGACCGCGCCGTCCTGCTTGCCCGCACCATCAAAATCCTGGGCTACAACCCCTGGAAACGCGCCGCCAACCTCGCGCTGGAGGACTGATCCATGGCCACGCTCGCCATCCCCACCATCCACCTCAACGGCACCAGCGCGGACGACCTCATCGAAGGCCTGGTCAGGGCGCGCCACGCCCTGAACGAGGCCGTCAGCCTGCTGCAGGACGCCGCGCCCAATGGGCGGGACTATTACGTCCAGACCCCCTCCACCTTCAGCCTGGCCCAGGACCAGCACGCCAAACGCGTCAAATCCATCGTCGCGATCTATGACGACCTGGGCGAGATCACCCAGGCGATCGACGCCCAGCGCCGCGCCAGACGCTGACCATGCCGCCGGGTGTGCCTGGAAAGTCCAGGGCACCCAGCGAGATGGCCAGGCAATCACGCCAGCGATCAAATCCCAGAAGGGGAACCCGTCATGCCCATGAAGATCAGCAAGGCCGACGAAAAGGTCTTCAGCACCCTCGCCGACGCCGCCGCCACCGCGTGCCGCGATCTGCGCGATTTCATCACCGAAACCATCCTCGACCCCAGGACGGAGGAGATGTCGGAATGGTCCGAGAAGCGCCTGGAAAGCGACAAAGGCCAGGCGGCGCGGTCGTGGGTGGACGAGTGGGAGCAATTCCGCGACGACCTCCCCGAGTTCGATGAATGGCCCGCGATGGCACCGGAGGAGCCATGACACCCGACCAGCGCCTCCGCGTCGCCATGGCCACGCTGCACTGGCAACAGTTCGCGCTGGTCGAGGAAACCGGCGTCAGCCAAAGCACGGCGCGCCGCTGGTACCGTGGCATCACCGAGCCGCCGATCACCCTGGTCGAATGGATCGAGGCCCGCGCCGACAACCTCCAGCACAACCCCGCTCCCGACGTGCGGCCCCCGATGGGACGCCGCCCGGTCTAACCATCGCCGCCCATGATGCCCGCGTCGCTCCCGTGAGGGGGCGGCGCGCAACGCATTTGGGGGCATTGCTGACAGGCGGCGAGCAAGATCAGGAGGGAGAAAATCAGGGCGGGAACCAGGGGGCGCATGACAGCACCGTAACCCCCGTTCTTTGCACCTGACCAAGAAAAACGACCTCCCTCGACCCCCCTGTCTTTTGCACCTGATCAAAAAATTGGCGTCAACACGATCACGTCGCCGTCGACCACGCAGTCATAGCCGGACAACAGCGCCCACTTCTCCACCGCCTCGAGCCGCGGGCATGCCGGGTATGGCGTTCCCGGCAGAAAACAATGCGCGTCATCGATCAAGATGACATGGTGATGCGGCGACCGCTCGATGATCGCCAGTTCCTCCATGATCGGCCAGTCATCCGCCGATCCGAACATCCCCGGCGCGGCATGCGCGTCCAACCAGAACATGGACGGCCCCATCAGGATCGAGGCCACGAACGGCAAACAGAACCGCGTGTCCCCCGAAAGGAACGCCACATTGGAATGGTTGGCGCAATGCTCACGCGCCAAATCCTGAAAGTCCGAGTTGACCTCGATGGTATAGACCTTCGAAAACCGTTCCGCCGCCCACAAGGTCGAATCCCCCTCGTACGTGCCCGTCTCGACCAGCACCTCGAGATCGAACCGCTGCTTCAACCCCATCGCCAGACCCGCCACGGGTGGATCACTCAGCTTCGACATGCGACACCTCCGACCCGACACCACGAGGAGCGACCCCAATGGCCACTCTATCGGTCGGACAAAACCAGCAATACGTCACGATCGCCGCCGCCGTCGCCGCCTCCCAAAGCGGCGATGTCATCACCGTCCAGGCGGGCACCTACACCAACGACTGGCTGAACATCGACCACGACCTGACCCTCACCGCCCAAGGCGGCTGGGTAAAGCTGGTCACCAACCAGGCCCAACCGCCCGATGGCAAGGCCTACATCACCGAGTCAGGCAACGTCACCATCAGCGGCTTCGACATCAGCGGCGTCACCGTGCCCGACGCCAACGGGGCCGGCGTACGCTACCAGGGCGGCAACCTCACCCTCGACAATGTGTTCATCCACGACAACCAGGAGGGTCTTCTCGGTGCCGCCGATCTCAGCGGGTCGATTACCATCACGAATTCTGAGTTCGCCCGCAACGGCCTCGGCGGCGACGGACATACCCACGCCATCTACGTCGGTCCCGTCAGCAACTTCACCCTTACCAACAGCTATATCCACGACACCAACATCGGCCACGAGGTCAAATCCCGCGCCCAGAACAACGTCATCACCGGCAACCGGATCTTCGACAACGATGCATCGGCGTCCTACAGCATTAACCTACCCAACGGCGGCACGGCCACCATCACCGGCAACGTCATCCAGCAAGGACCAAACAGCCAGAACCCCGCGATTCTGGCATACGGTGAGGAAGGCATTCCAACGGGCTACAGCACCGGAGCCACGGTATCCAACAACACGATCATCAATGATCAGGGTTCAGGTTATTTGCTACTTAACCCTGGCGGCTATCCTGTTAATTTCGTTGACGGCACGGTATTTGGGCTGACCACGGGTGGCACGGTTCTGGCGGCACGCCCTGTTTTGGACCTGGCTCCGATAGGATTCCTTGGAGCGTCACCACCACCGTCGCCACCGCCACCAGCGGCACCGCCGCCGCCGCCACCAGCCACGCCACCATCAGTGCCTGACCCATCGCCCGCTCCCGTCCTCACGCCGCTTGAACAATATCACGCCGACGTTCTCGCCGATTTCAAAGCCTGGGCACCCACCCACATCAAGTTGTCCACCATGGACCGCACGCTGGCCGTGTTGAACACCGAACTGAACTCCACCACCGTTCTCGGCATCATCCGCGGCGACAAGTGGAGCCACTAAAAAAAGACCCGGCGCTCGCTCTGCTAAGAAGCGCCGGGTCAGTTGGGGGTCTTGGCGGTGGAAGTGCTAAAAAACACCGCCTGTCGGCCTGGACGGGGGTGGGGATGCCCAGGCCAACCTCGTTACCACACGGTCCAGACCGCGAGGCAAAACACCGCCCAGAAGGCCACCACGAGGACGACCAACCAGGCTAAACCATCAGGCACGACGACGCCGACGCGCCGCCACCAGTCCAGCCATCCCCATTCCAAGCACCGCCAGCGTGGCGGGTTCCGGGGTATCGACGGCGGTCGGCACGATGACCAGGTAGAAGCTTTCCGCGCCGTCGCTGGCACCACTCCACGCCGCGTGGAACAGCAGATTGTCTCCCGGCTGGATCACGCAATCGGCCAGGACGAACTGGCCGCTGTCACGGCAACCCAGTGACAGGTCGAACCCGCTGATCAGATAGTCCCCTTTCCCGTTACCGTTCTGGATATCCGGCAACGCGAGCGGCAGACCGGCGAGGTCGAAGATCACCCGCTGACCGGCGGGCTTGCTGATGTCCAGAAGCTGAAACGCGTCCAACGTCTCGCCGCCATGCGCGGTGTTCACGTCGATGACGACACCGAATTTAAACAACGGATCAGTGCCGCCCGCGTTCAGGAACGCCTCCAGAAAGGCCCCGGTGTAGGGCAACGCATTGGCTTCAAGATCACCCACCAACGGCCCGCCATTGGCGATGTTGGTGGAAAACGTGTTGAACGCCGCGTCGGTCCCCCGGTTACTGAAGTCGTTATAGCCGAACCCAGACGGCTGGCTTCCGGCGTTCGTGCCGCAGATGATGCACGGGGCTGACAGAGACTGCGGCACCGGGTTGGCCAGTGTCGTGACCGTCAGCGCCGCCTGGACCGGAGCCGGGATCGCCATGTTGGCGAACACAGCGACCCCGACAGACGCGGCAAGGAGAATAGAACTCTTCATGCCGCGCACCCCTCAAAGCTAGCGCGCCGTTTCCGGCGCGTCAGCCCCAGACCCACCAGACCGGCACCCAGGATCGCCAGCGAGGCCGGTTCCGGCACGTTGGCCGACTCAGCCGATACGTCGCCCGTGAAACTGGCCGTGAACGCCCCAATCGTCGCCGCGCCGATGCCCGCGGAGGTGAGGTGCAGCGCGGGAGAAAGGTTGACGAAGGTCAGATTGAAGCTGGTGGGATCTTGCAGTTCGCTCGCTGGGACCACGTTGGAGGTCAGCGTCAGCACGTCTGGCGGGCTGCTTGCCGAGATCACGAGGCCCGTGCCGCCGTTCGCCCCAAACGCCGCGTCCGAAAACACGCCAGACAGGAAGTTGCCGCCGCAGCCCGAGATTGAGGAAACGCAGAAGCTACCGGCGAAGTGCTGGATAACCGAGCCGCCGAAATTGACCGCCGTGTCGATGGAAGTGGCGGTCATCTGGAAGCTGGCACCCGCGACATTGAACGAGCCACCACCCAACGTCACCAAAGTCCCCGGCGCGATGCTGATCGTGGTCGTCACCCCGTTGTCGGTCGCGACGACGGTGTTGGTCCCGCTTTCCTGCGCCATCGAGGTGATCAACACCGCCGATGCCGGGTTGGCCAGGCCGATGGCGCAGAGCGCCGCGCCCGCGTAAAGTAATTTCTTCACAGTGAAGTCTCCCATGGGTTAACGGCGATCCACCGCCGCGAAACCCATTGTAGGACCGTCACCATCAGCCGTCCCGGCGAAACGTCGCGGCGATGTTTATTGGACGCTGTAATAAACTCAATAAGTTGCGGACCAATACAGGGGAAATTCCCTTAAACCGTCGCCATTCTTTACAGTCACCAAAACCGCCCTTCCATCGTATCGACCGGCGTGCGGGTCGGAGCCAGCAACGCTTTCACCGCCTCGCGCAGTTCCAGATTATGCCGGGTGATGTTGGCTACCTCGCGCTCCAGGTTGGCGACCCGCGCCCGTAGCCAAAGTATGTCCTCGTTCTCGCTCACCTTCATGTTTATTTCCCTTTCGATACCAGTTGGATGCGCTCACCAATCCACCTGACGACCGGCGCGGCGAATGAATTCCCCAATGCTTTGTATTTCGCCCCATCAGATGCCGGTTTGCCACGAAACTGAATATCCAGATAGTCGTCGGGAAACCCCTGTAAACGGCAACACTCGGTTGGCGTCAGCCGCCGCACGGCGGCTCCGGCCTCTACCATCGGCGTGCCACGCCCGGTGCCGTCTTCGCTACCATCGAAGCCCTCGCCGGTCAGCGCGTGGGTCACGACCGTCCCCTCCATGGCACCGGTCCCCGCCGACGCGTCACGCAGCGGGCTGGCCGTGTCGGCCCAGTTCCACCAGCCCTGGCCGGTGTTGTTGTACGTCACCACCACGTCGCCGCCCTGCGCGCCGCTGACCGGTCCCGATCCCATCAGCGGTTGCGATACCTCCACGGCGCGGGCCTTGTAATCGGTGTTCTGGCGCTGCGGCATGATCGAATAGAGTTGCTGGGCGACGAAGGTATCCTGGCTGTCGCGACCAGACCCGAACACGCCGCCCTCGTCCTGCTTGCCAGCCGAGACAGCGTAGGCCGGGTCGGGAAACCCTTGGGTGATGAACGTCTCGGTTTCGAAGTCCATCCTGCCACCGGGATGGGCGTTGCACGCGGTGGCCACGTCGAGGGGGCCGGACTGCCGATTGCCGCCAAACGCCACACCGCCACTCAGATTCCGAGCGCGGAAATTGGTGCCTTCGTGGCTCCAGGTTTTCCACTCGGTGGTGCTGACCGGGTCCGCGACGGTCTGGATGTAGGTTTCCTGGTCGAGGTCGCCGCGCCAACCACCTTTGCCGGGAGTTCCTCCAATGGGTCGGGAAACAGCGACAACGGGGTCTTGGCCTCTGGTTTCACCACCGCGGGAGTAACCCCGGCCACTCGCTCCAAGGCTCTGTGCAACGGGGTGGGTAATGCCTTGCCCCGCTTCGCCGCGCGCCGGAGGATTCCCAAGCATGCTCGCGCGCTCAAGTAATACCGGCTCCCGATCGGCCCAGTTTCCAAAATCGCAGACAAAGAAGATACGCTTGCGCCGTTGCGCCAGTCCCCGCCATTGCGCGTCCAGCACGCTCCACTCGACCATCCCAGTTGGTCCGACAGCACAACCGGTGCTTCGCCAGCCATCTCGCGGAACGTCAAATCTGGTCCCAACCAGACCGCCAACCACGCCAGCAAAGTCGCGTCCCGCGTGGGAACTGAACAGGCCTGGGACGTTTTCGATGACGACCCAGCGGCATCCGCAATGCTGCCTGGCCCGCTGAACAAATCGCATTGCATCCCAGAAAAGACCGGACCTGGTGGCGCTTCCATCGGCATGCTTAAACCCCCTCCTTTTCCCCGCTATACTCACGTCCTGGCAGGGAAAACCACCCACGACGACATCGACGCGACCCAGCGCCCGAATAACATCTTCGTCAATATATCTAACATCGCCCAAATTGGGCGCGGTGCGGTGCCGTACCTTCAAGACCTCACAAGGGAATGGCTCCACCTCTGCCGTGGCGACGCACGTCCAACCCAGCGGCTCCCACGCCAGCGACGCCGCCTCGATGCCGCTGAACAAGCTGACGAACCGCATCAGGCGTGCCCCACGTCTTCATGGATCTGGATCGGTCGTATCTCGCCTTCGAACATCGAGATGATCTTATCGCGCATCCGGATCACCATGAGGTCACGATCCTCCACCGCGCAGTCATCGCAGACCAGGAACATGACCGCGCCGGTCGCCGCCCGCGGCGCGTGCAGCGCGCCGAGCGTCGCGCAATGCGACAGCCGCACCGAGCGGGCACAGAACAGGCATCCGACCGCGCCCCGCGTCATGTCGCGCTCGACCGCCTGGATGAACAACTCCAGCGAGAACCGCGCGTGCGCGTCGCCATCGCGCGTCCGCGTCACCAGCCGCGGCACATCCTCCAGCCAGATAAACGAACTCACCATCAGCCCCTCGCCTTCGCTGACGATGCGGTTGATCTGTTCCTGTATCGCGTTCACCGCCCGAGCCACGCCGAACGAAGCTGATCGAAGGCGCTCAAATGAACCCAAAGATTGAACAACGGCCCCGGCTTGCCACCATACGCGCGCAACGCATCGACCATGGCCGTCCTCCTGTTTTCCTCTGGCCCAAGATCACCCGACTGAATGACGAACGGCGGCATCACCGTCCCAGCCCTTTCGTGATGCGCCAGCAAATCATGTAACAGTCCATGCGAACTGGCCATGACCATGTCCATCGCCCGCGTCAGCGCCGGAAGCCGGACGCTCATATCGCGATCATCGCTCATCTTTCCCCGCTTCCATCCTGCCCAGCAAATCGAATACTTCCAGCCTCATTTTCGCACCGCAACGAGGGATCAAAAACCACCGGCCCGAGCGCAGCCCCGCCAGATCGTTGATCCCATCGTTGACCAGGAGCCGCGCCGCGCGCGTGGACAAGCCGAGACTTCTCCAGTGATACACCAGCCTCTCGCGCTCCTCGCCGGTCATGTTTCCGGTTCCTCTTTCACCGCCCTCCACAACACGCGATTCGAACCGTCCTGAAAGCGTCGCAGCTTTGTATCGACGATCAAACCCATCTCGGTCAGTTCCGATCGCCGGGTGCGATGAGTGCTTTTGTGATCATTGAAATACGACTGAAGGTCCAGGTCGGTGATCGCTTGTGGCCAGATCGAACGGAAATAATCCAGCACTTCAATCTGGATATCCGTCATCCGATGTTGGATGCGCTCCGCGGCGATATGCGATGTGTCGGGATCGCCAGGCCGCGCGCGGGTATGCGGTTCGAACAGACTTATCTGGTTTGAGTTTTTCCGTGCCATGACGGTTACCAGTCGCCGGTCATGGCGTCGTTTCCTGTTCCTTCCCGATCCCCAGACGGCTCGCCATCATGGTCAGCGTCGTGGCGACCGGCGTCGGCTTATCTGGCGAAACGATCTGCGCCACATGCCGGTCGCGCGCCAGGTAGCCGATCAACTGCAGCGCGCTCGCCTCCGCGTAGGCCCGCGCCTGGCCGTTCGCGGTCATGTCGTTGGCCACCTCCACCGCCCGTACAATCGACCCCGCCGCGCGCCGGGTGCTACGGCGGATGCGGCGGCGCAGATTGACCCCCACCAGCGCGGCCCGCTCCGCTTCCAACCTCTGATAGCCAACCGTCCGCACGTTCACGAACAGGCTTCCGCCTTCCTTGTTCGCCAGGTCGATCGCTCGCAACACCAGATACCGACGCGCCTGGACATCGGCCCCGATCGCGGCGGAAAGCTGCGAATACGTCACGATCTCGCCAACGCTGGTCGCCATCAGCCGGTCGCGTAGATGCTGGATATCCGCGGCCAGAATACTCTGTGGTTTGAACATGGATTATCTCCTGGGTTGAAGACGATGCGATGCGATGAGCAGTGCAGCGCAGAGATGCTGGGCGGCGCGACGCGGTGCGAGGCGCTGCGGCGCGGCGTTGGGCCTCTCGACCCGGCATCCAGTCCGCAAACTGGATGCCGCGTGGAGAGGCAATGCGATGCGATGCGGGGCGCGGTGGCGCGATGTGGAGCGGTGCGTCGCGGCGCGGAGCGCTGTGAAGCGCGGAGCGGCGTCGCGGGGTTGAGTCTCTCGACCCGGCATCCAGCAAAACGCTGGATGCCATGTCGAAAGAACGATGCGAGGCGACGCGGGAAAGTGCGCTGTGGCGAGACGCGGTGCGGCGCGCGGCGCAGTGTCGCGCAGGGTGTCGGGCCTCTCGACCCGGTATCCGGCCTGATCCGGATGCCATGTCGAGAGCGATGCGATGCGGGGCGCAGCGTGGCGTAGCCGAGCGCAATGACGCGGAGCGAAGCGGGGTGAAGCCATGAGAAGCGGTGAGCAGCGATGTGTGGCGTGGCGCGGTGTTGCGACGAGGAGCGCCGTTCGGTTTGAGTCTCTCGACCCGGCATCCGGCCCACGAGTCTGGATGCCGCGTGGAGAGCGATGCGAGGCGATGCGAGGCGCGGAGTGGTGTTGCGTAGTAGTGCGTAGCGCGGTGCTGCGCGGCGTGGTGCTGCGCCGAGGCGCGCGGCGTGGGACCACCTGGGCCTCTCGACCCGGTATCCAGCCGATCTGGATGCCGCGTCGAGAGCGTCGCGTCGCGACGCGTTGAGTTGCAAGGCGGTGCGTTGCGCCGCGAGGCGGGGCGATGGGCTGCGGAGCGGCGCGTGGCCTGGTGGTGCGGCGTGTGGCGTGGCGCTGTGCAGAGCGGCGAAGCGGCGCGACGAAGGGGCCTCTCGACCCGCCCTTGGGACCGATCCCAAAGCCATGTCGAGAGACGGTGAGGCGATGCGAGGCGATGCGGCGCGGGGCAGAGCGCAGAGTGGCGAGGAGTTGCGTGAAGCGGCGGCGCGGCGCGCTGCGTTGAGTGAAGGCCTCTCGACCCGGCATCCAACATGACCTGGATGCCGCGTCGAAAGACGCGTTGCGCGGCGAGGAGTAGCGGCTCGTCGTGAGGCGTAGCGTGGAGCGGCGTTGCGTCGAGTCGAGGCGTGAGGCGCTGCGGCGCGCGGTGTCGCGACGAGGAGCGTCGTTGGGCCTCTCGACCCGGCATCCAGCCGCGAAGGCCGGATGCCGCGTCGAAAGACGCGTTGCGTTGAATAGCGACGAGTCGCGGGGCGAGGCCGAGCGATGAGTTGAGATGCCTTGAGGCGGTTGGCCTTGAGTCTCTCGACCCGGCATCCAGACCAAATCTGGATACCGCGTGGAGAGAACGATGCGATGCGATGCGATGAGATGCGCGGAGGTGCGTTGCGCCGCGATGCGCCGCGTCGCGCGGCGAGGTGTAGCGTCGATGGACCTCGCGATCCGACCTTCAGACCAACCGGTCTGAAAGCCGCATGGCGAGGCGAGGCGTCGAAAAGCGATGAAGCGCGAGGCGTCGCGGCGCGGTGAGAAGTGTTGCGGCGCGGTGGAAACATTAAGCTGCGATCTGGCGATTATCTTGCCATACCAGCTTATCGATTTGGAAACGACCGTTCGTTCCACCCTTCTCGGGCCGGAACCGACCGATGCCAACGAACAGGCCACTCAGGTTGACCATCTCGCGGAAAATCGTTTCGGTAATAATAGGATCTAGGATAATCACATCGAAGGTTGATTGCCATTCCGGCATGATCGGAAACCTACGCGTCACCCGCTTGCCAGAGCCGCGCACCCCATCGGGGTTGGCGCTGATGGTCACGCTCGTCACCGTCGCTGGATCGATGTTGAGCGCGGGGTCTTCCAGAACCGCGATACCCGCCGTAAACTTAGCTGTCCATGTCGCCTTGCCCTGGCCGGGGATTTGTCGCTTGGAATATTTGGCACCAGAAGCGAAGCACTGTTGCAGACCATGCGCCGGAATCACCACGGTCGGTTTCCCATCGCGAATGGTGTGATTCATCTTGTGTTTCCAAGTCCTTAAGTCCCAATCGTCGGGCCTTTCTCCTTCTAGTTTAGGCTCATCATGCTGACGGCTCTGCGACAAGGGCGTGATGCCCTTGATCGTGACGGTGGCGATGCTGGCTTGCATGGTAAAAGTCCTTTTTTAACGTGGCGTCGAGACGCGATGAGAGGCGTTGAGTCGAGATGCTATGCGACGCGCGGCGACGCGCGATCGTCTCCAGCCTCGCGACTGGCGTCCAGCCGCAAGACTCCATCCAGAATGTCGCAGATGATCCAACTGACTGACCGGCGCTCCATCTCGGCGCGCCGATTGAGCACGCCGTACAGGTCGTCGGTCAGCCGAACGTGAACTGACTTACCCTTGGCCCCGCCCGAACCAGGCGCGACAGGTCTTCCAGCCATCACTCACTCCAACCCTGAACAGACCAAACGGACTATCATGGGAACATGAGGATAGCAATGGGTAATTATTTCAATATTCCGTTGTCGATGCCCCACCCACGCATGATGTCCAGGCCACGCTGGCGCTTCTCTTTCTCGGTGTGGCCATCGTTGTAGAAATTCACCCCCGTGAGGATGTCGGCCACCCACTCCTTGCCGTCCGCGCGCATCACCGGACCCACTTCGCGATCACCTCCCTGGCGCTCCCAGATCGGCTCGTAGAACCGGTTGAACAGCACCTCGCGACCGGTCTTCGTCGTCCACATGCCGTAAGCGATGTCATTCTGACGTTCGAAGTCACGCGCGGTGGCGAAGTGACGAGGCTTCCCGCCGTGGGTGAACCGTTCCTTGAAACTCATGTCCCTACCTCCCTAACGTGCCTCTACCATCCGCCCCTACCTATTGTGAAGAAAATGGCTGATTTCCGCCATTTGCCTCCACGTCACCACCTCCCCACCGGTTTTCCAAAACCCTCTCCTGTGCGTGCGTATACACACATGCGTGCAGGTGCCTATAGGTAGGGGCGTGGGGGCATGTTGGTTTATTACCTAGAGAAAGCTGGTTGGGGAAGTGCCACCACGGTGGGGGCATAGTGGGGGCGAAACACCCAAAGGTAGAGGCAATCAGGTGCCAGGAGCCTCGTCAGGCGGTTGCCAGGTCGTGGTCTTCCCGCGCGACAGTTCATTTTTGACTGTTGGCAATCTAACGTGGCGAGACGCGATCCATCCCATCGCCTTCAGAACCTCGGCCACCCTCATCTCATGCACCTTAGACATTTTATCTTTTGTCATGCCGATCGCGTGTTCCAAGATCCTGGCGACGTAGATTGGTTCGACGGCGAGGAACGCGTCGGTCGGTTCCGCCTGATCGGCGATGATCCGCGCCTTCGCTTCCGAGCGCTCCCGTTCGGTTTTGGCGACCCATCGTTGGACGGCCACGGTCCAGATGTCCTCGCGCATGCGCGTGTTGGTCAGCCGCGCCGCCTCGGCCTGCAGTTCGTCGGTGTCCAGCCATAGCCGCCGGTCGTCCCCTTCCGCCTCGCGCGCCGCCGCTTCCGCCCATAATTGTTCTCTGTTAGCAATGATCCATTGAACATCCGCCTTCTGACAGAAGGCCGGCCAGAACCGTGTATTCCCAGTTGTATCCTTCAAATAATCTTGTTGATTTGTCGTTCCAAAGAACACTCCCTCGCGTGGCACGTCGCGGAAATGGCGCTCATACGGTGGCCGGAAATGATCGGTGTTCCTTGACAAAAACGCCTTGAGTGTTTCCACATCGGAACGGATGACCTGCTCGATCTCGCTGAACTCGACCACCCATTTGCCGAAAAGTCCTTGCGCCGCCTCCTTGTTTCGCAAATCCGCGAACACCGTGTCGGTGAAGAACTCCTTGCCGTACAGCACCTCGATCACCGTGCTTTTGCCGAGCCTTTGCTCGCCTTCCAATATCAACATCGAATCGAATTTGACCCCTGGACGGCGCAGCCGCCGCACCGAAGCGACCAGCATCCGCGCGCCGATCGCGGCGTAGTAATCCTCGCGTGCCTTCCAGCGAGCGTATTCCGCCTCGTCACCATTGCGGTCGAACTCGTTGCGGACATCGAAGGCCTCGACCATCCAGGTGTCGATCCGATAGACACCATCCCATCGTAACGAATTAATCCAGTCCAGTATTGGATGATATGAATTCTGCCGCGCCACGACCTCCATGGCGTCGGCCACGTTGGCGCGTGGCCAGTTCTTGTTCCAGGCGCACTGCAGGTACCCGGTGACCAGGGTGATGTCGGTGGTGTTCCACGGCCTGGGGTATGGCCCCCGCTCGTCCACCTCCGAGCCGTCGAACCGGGGTGGTGGCCGCAGCAACACCGCCTGACAACGGTAACTGTCGAAGGCGAACATCGGACCCAGCGTGCCCGTGAACGGATCATCGTTAGCCAGGATCATCATCGCGTTATGTAAAGTAACAAAGACATCACCGTCTTTGGGCCGCGCCAGGCGGAACCGCCAGCCTGGGTCCGGTGATTCGAAAGCGTCTGGCGCGTCGGGCGGATCATTTGGCATCATCTCTTCCCCAGTGGAGTGCGTCGGCCAGCCTTGATCGCGGAATGGATCGTCGCCGCGGCTTCCATCCCGTCCAGGCCCGCGGCGCGAGCGGCGGCGTAGAGGGTATCCACCGCCCGGTCCTCATCCAGCAACCCGGCCCCGATCAACTTACCGATCGTCCACGCGCGCCGGTTCAGGACGATGTTGCGGCCCCCCTCGCGCGCGTCGCTGATCGCGAACGCCGCCCGGTTCAGCGCCTCGTGGGCGGCGTTGCCAGCCCGCTCCCCATCGGAGAAGCGCTCCGCGACCGGCGGCGGCGGCGGGGTCCGCAGCGCCGTCAGGAGCCACCCCGGCGCGTCCGGCGGGCTGACCTCCCATGGTGCCACGATCCACCGGTAAGCCCGCCCCGTGGTGGTGTGGATGCTGGGCGGGATCGTTTGCGTCTGGGCACCCCTCTTGGGGTCGATGCCCGCCCACGCGGCTCCCAGCCGGTCGGACGACCCGACCAGGTTCAGGCCGATGTTGGCGCGATAAAATAACAACACGCCGCCGCCACCGGATCTGGCCCGCGGCCCGACCGGCAAGGGTCCATTCTCGGCGACCAGCCGCGCCATCGAGGCGATCCCGTCATGCGCGTGCGTCTCGGTGGAATCCACATCGAGGCCCCACACGCCAGACCGGCCAAACACCACCCGCCAGTTGCAGCCGGGATGCTCCCTGGCCCACAGCGCCAGGGTATTGAGGTCGGAGGTCGCCTCGCCCTGTGACCCCTTCCAGAGGCCCGCCCTGGACGTGCGCGAACAGGGATATAAAGCCCATCCAAGCAACGCCAGGCGTTCCAGGTCCCGATGCATCCCCGACCCCGTCCCCTTATTGGGCGACCAGTTATACGCCGGTCGCCGGTCCCGTCACCGCGGCGCGGCTAATCCTCGACCGTCACCTTGAAGCCGTTCCTGGTCGCGTCGATCACGAACCGCGCACCCACCAGAAACCCCATGAACATCACCCGTCCGGACGGCAGCGTGACCATGATCTCACCCTCCTGGGTGACGCGGGTGACGATCACTTCCGGTTCATCCTCGACGCCGCTCATCAGCCCCGCTCCTTCGCGTTCCACGGTTTGAACGCGCGCATCGCGTCGGCCTGTAGTTCCGGCGCGTTCCAGTCACCTCGAAAACAGACCGCCCGGTCGTCGATCGTGAGCCACGCCGCCGGTTTCTCGTGCGCGAACTCAATTTCCAGCGGCTGCACGGGATCGCGCTGACCACCGGCTTTGATCCAGGTGTTGCGCTGTTCGTGCAGCCATGTGCCCATCGCTATCACGCCCGCATCGTCTTTGGACCGTGATGAGTAGATCACGAGCCTGAACTTATCCCGCACCGTCTCGACCCATTCAAAGAAGCCCTCGGTGACATCATCGTATAGTTCACCGTTTTGCCACCCCTTGCTGTATTTATTTATAACGCCATCGAAATCAATACAGATTGTTGGTTTGAAGTCGCTCATCGTTTCAGCCCTTCTCCATCGCCCGCAGCAACAGCCAGGCGAGGATCACGGGATGCGACTCCCCGCCGCGGGATCGTTCCATGGCGGCGCGCATCGCCGCCGCATCGCCTTCATACGTCCCATCGGCGTTCAGGATGATCTTCACCGCTTCGTTACCGAAATTAAAAGTGATCTTCGCCGGGAACGTCGGATCGCCGTCGAAGAAGCTGTTCATCACACCCCCACCAGCACCAGGCCCCGAGCGGCCCGCGTCGCCCCGGTATATAAAAGCCGCCTGACCTCCAGCGGATTGTCCGGCATGCGCGCCCGCGTGTTGGGGATGTCGAGGAACGCGAACTGAAACGTCGAACCCTGCGAGGCGTGCAACGTCATCGCGTAGATCGACTGAGCGCGCGTGAAGAAATTCATGAAGTCGTGATACTGGCTCCATGTTTTGGACGAACCCTTGCACTCGTCGCGCAGTTCGCCGAGTTCCAGTTGATACTCCTGCCAGTCACGCGGCACATGGATCATGTGCGGGATGCCAGCATCCGTCTCGACCTGAATGTCCCAGGTCGAAACCTTGGCGTGCAATCCCTTCTCGATCGTCCTGACGCGCACTTCCTCGTTGGTGGCGATCAGCACCGTGTCATCGATCACCAACGGTGAGCGCATCAGCAACATCTCACCCGGCAAATACGGCGACTGCTTCGCCTCGTCGCCGTAGAGCCAGCCGCGGACGCGGGTGTTGATCTGCAGGACGCGGTCGTTGGTGTGGCAAAGGTAGCGAGCGAAGTCAGGGTCTTTCGCGAAGTCCTCCGACATGATGGCCTTCTTCAGCCACGCGTCGGTCTGCCCCCGCGGCGGCACGAAGATGCCGATGTCGCCCACCCGTTCCGGACGGCACCATGACCAGTCCATCGGTGCCTCCGGCGTCTTCTGCGTGGCGCGGATCACCTGGGCCGCGGCGATTATGGGGTTATCCGCCGCCTGGCGCACCACGGTCGTCAGATGCGAAGCCGGTAAAACCTTGAACGAGTCCGAATTCATCTCTCCCACGGGAGGTATCTGCGCCGGGTCGCCGACGAATATCACCGCGCGAACATCCAGCCAGCGATTGATCATCTTCATGATGTCCTCGCCGAACATCGAACATTCATCGAGGATGAACACCTGTCCCTCGATCGCCCTGGCGTTGTCGGAGCGGACGAATACCTGTTTGTCGCGCACCTGTTTCGGTCGCAGCGACAACAGCGAGTGGATGGTGCCGCAGGGGATGGAGCGGCCTATCTTCGCGCGCAGCACCGCCGCCGCCTTATGCGTCGGCGCGGCGCATCGCACATCAATAAACCGATTTTTCAGTTCCGCCGCGATGATCTGGACGAGGGTGGTTTTGCCGGTCCCCGCCGAGCCGGTCAGCAGATGCTGCCGCCGCATCTCGATCGACGCCATGATCTCGGCCTTGGCCCGCGCCTGGTCCTCGGTCAGCGTGACATCGGGTACCGGCACGGGGGCGTAATCCGATACCCCGTAGTCGTCATCGTCGTCATCCCATTCCCTGTCCATCAATCTTCTTCCTCTGTTATTTTCCTGCTGGTCCACGACCACAGGGCGCACGGCTGCACGGAAAAATCTGTTTCACATTCATCACAATGTAATTCGTAGCCGCCCTCATCGAAGTAGTGCGCTTCATCGAGTTTCCATGTGTGGCCACAGCCAGGGCATTCCGGACCTTCATGGCTGAACGAGGAAGACCCCCAGCGCGTCATTCTTCTTCCTTAACCTCGCCATCATCTGGCACCGCGCCGACAGGCTCCGATGGCCCATCGATCAGCGGGAAATGTATCTCATCCGGAACCTTGCCACGCCAGCCACGCAGGTAATAAACGCCAGATTCCAATGTCCCGATCATGTGGATCGGCCAGTTCAACAGATCGTTGATCGTCAAACCCAGAGTGCCGTTCTTGTTCTTCCACAAGAGTCCGGTGTAATGCGGCGGCACGTCCGGCGGTTTGAAGTTCCGCACCACGCCAGGCACCCCGCGATCGGGATCGTCCTGTTTAAAATCCGCCAAGTTTCTCTCCGATCCTGTTGATGATTTCCCACATCTTGTCGCTGATCCGCGTCTTGTTTCCGTAGTCGAGGAGACGATCTCCCACATCGTCGATGAACGCGGCCTCCCAGTCGGTCAGCACATTGCTGTGTTCCGCCTCGCTAACGATTTCCCTGATGCGTTCCAGTTCGTCATCAGTCAGAACATCGTGATCCTGTGGTGTCGGCCTGGTTCGCATCGGGAAATCTCCAGTGTCTAGAAGGGAATCGAGTCGTCCTCGATGGTGCCAGCCGGGACCGCCTTACGCGCCGCCGCCGGACGCGCCGCCGGTTTCGCCGCCGTCGCCTCGGCCTCGATGTAGTCACGCACGCTGTTGGACGGTCCATACTCGCCACGCGCGGGCCGCAACGCCAGGTTCAGCTTGCCGGTCTTGCCCTGGCAATCCCAGGCATCCAGTTCGCCGCTTTCATATTCCGCGATCAGGCCAACCGCGGCGCAGAAATGCCGCACCTTCCACTGGCTTTTCTCATCCGCGCCCAAATAATCAAAAACCTTGCGCTGTTCGCCCTTGGTGTTGAACACCAGAAGCGTCAGCTTCATCTGGTCGCGGCCACTCGCCTTGGAGGTTTCATCCTCCGCGAGTTCGACCTCGAAATCGTAGGTGCCTGACGGCCACGGCACGAAGTTGCCGCCTTTATCAGCTTCTTCCTTCGACATTGTGGTAGGGATTCTCATCTGGGTTTCTCCATTGTTAAGGACACGATCGACGCCACCAACCTGGCGACATCGCCTTCATTCAGCCAGACCCGGCGCACCGAACCACGTCCAATGCCGATCGACAGAATGTTACACTTCGCCACCCGGTCATGAACCAGTTCAAGGACCATCGGTGGTTCGGTTTCCATGACCACGCGCCGCAGCACACGCGGCGAGCGCGAGGGCACCGGTTTGAACTTCATTCCTTCATCGCGATCCGGATGTCGTAAGCACCGGTCTTTGGATCACGGCCAACGATCTTTCCGAAACCGCAACACATGGCTATTACACCCATGGTAGATTTATCCATCCGCCATTCCATGACCGGAGGCGCGTTGAGAACAAACATCGCGCCCACGAACATCTCGAAATAGTCTTTCGCTTCCGGAATGTCCCAGACCTCGCGCGGATCATCATCGAATCCGCTGATCATCAGGTGGAGATCCGCGAACGGATATCGCCGCATCGCCATGATCACGATTTCCGCCGCCGCCATGGCGTTGAAGGAGGTCAGTTCCCCCGCCCCGCCGATCTCGATGAAGGCCGCGTCGAACCCTTCCATCAGCCACCCGCCTGACTGATCTTGTTCTGCAGATAGACGATCGCCTTGCCGATGCGCTCCTCCGTCATCTCATCCCACGCGGAGACGTTCGCCGCGGCCAGCCACTTATCCACCGTTCCATCTTCCAAACGAACAATGTCCAGCAACCGCGCCACCTCGGCCAGTTGTTCCGGTGTGGCGAAGCTTTCCTTTACCGGCGTCTCCTCGATCACATCGCCGATGCGGGTGGCCAGTTCCTCGTAATTACAATCGAAAGTGTCGCCTTGTGGAAAGGCCGCGAGCCGGGTCTTGCGGACCCTGGCGAGACGCCTCGATCCCGCCTTGAACATGCCGATGGCGAGGTCCAGTTCGTACTCCAACCTGGGCCAGCAGTCGAATGTCGTTCCGATCTGGGCACGTTCTCCGTTCACCAGACCCCACTCAGCCGTCTCACCCGCGATCAGAATGACGTTCATGTTCAGTCTGGGAAGCCACGCCACCAGTTGCCGCATCGCGCCCACGGCTGGTTTCCGATCCGCACCGAATTCGTTCTTTTTGCCAGCGTCCTGCAGCCTCTCCGCTTCCCTGGCGATCTCGTTGGTGAAGACTTTCGTTATGCTATCGATGACCAGGGTCTTGCGATCATGCTCAGTCGTGGCCAGCGCCTTGACCTGGTCAAGCACCACATCAAGCGATGCCGCGCCTTCATCGGGACCAAGATATAAAGCCCCGGCGTCGATCAGCCTTTGACGATACTCCGGCTGCGTCGCGCCGCCCTCCGAATCGATAAAATACACGTCGGGAAATTGCGTCGTCAGCACCGTCTTGCCGACGCCACTCGGCCCATACAGCAGTATGGTCGGGTGCCTCGCCTGTATAATCGTGGCGGCGGTGCCGAGAAGTTTAGTTCGCCTTTTCGTCGTGGTTCCGTCTGGCATTTTTGTTTCCTCGAAACTGATCGATGATTCGTCGGATCAAATCCGACACGGTTATCCCGAGCCGGTCAGCTTCTTCGCGAAGATAAGAAATCTGTGGCTGGGTGAATTGAACTGTGCGCCTTGATAGTTCGCTCATGGCTCCTCCATCGAGGTGCGAATTGGCACCTCAAAAACAATCCTGTCAAGGATAAATATCGATGCTGATTCGCACCCGCACCACGCGTGGTATTTTCATCCCGTGCGGCTCCACGCGCGCGTCCCGACGCCGCGCGATCCAGCCATGCTTCTCCCAGCACCACGCCCGCGCCTCGCGCCTGGTGGCGAACAGGCGGGTGCCGGTCGTGCCGTTCGGAACACCCTCCAACCACGATCGATCGCCATCCAGTTTGTTGACCGATCGATGCAGGATCGCCCAGGCGAACGTGGTCACTCATCCCGCTCCATATCCTCGCGCGCCTCGCGCACGATCCGCAGTGTGATCGGGTCTGGCCGCGACCACATCGGGCGCTCTTCCACGACCTCGACCGGCGGCGGCGGGTCGGGCCGCGGCCTCCAGTCACGCAGGATCTGGCCGACACGGGCGCGGCTGATGCCATGCAGCCTGGCGATGGTCGTCTGACTCAGACCAGCGGCGAACTGGGCATGGACCTCGGCGTTCCGCGCTTCTTTGTTCACGGGGGCAGCCTCCATCTCAACGAAATGCTTCAGACAGTGGTCCCTTTGGGTGGCGTTTCAGTTCGGCCTTAATCGCCTTGTCGGTCCAAATGCGATGGGCCAACGGACACATGCCTGGCGCGTAGCTGGGGAGACTGGACAGACAAAGTGGGGCGCATTGCTTTGTTCCGATGGAGCGGCACGCGGCCTGTTGTGCTGGTGTCGCGTCCGTCATAACGGCAACCGCCACTGCAGCCCCTTCGATTTAGGTCGACGCCATTCCTTGCCCACGTAACGCGGTGGGGCCTGTGGCCTGACGCCGCCCATCTCCGGTAAAAGAAACAGCGCCACCATGACATCGAGCCGCTCGATCGGTCGCACGATCAACTCATGCACATTGCCGTCGTTGCTGACCACACCGACATGTTCCAAAAGGTCCATGGTGGCTTTTTCCCAGTTTCCGGTATCCCGTTTCGATATCGGAACCTCGATGAGACAATTGAATCGGCACGTCACCTTTGGCATGCCAACCGTCTGCATCTTAACTTCCCACCCGGCCCGATTGATCCAGGCGACATAGTCGGGCGATCGCACCCGTGCCCGCCCATTTCCTCGTATCCACAGGGCATTGGTGCTGGGACCGCCGGTCATCGTCAGCACCCGGTCGGGCGGCACGCTGCTCCAGTGAGGTCCGCTCACCGAATGCCGCCGCCCGACAATTGGCACCCATCAACGGCAACGCCAGCCGAGCATATCACAACCACGTCTCCTGTATCTCTTGCGGATCATTGGGATCGGCGACCGCCATGACCAGCCCAGGCGGCAGCAAGGTCCGCAATTCCTCCAACGTGTCATGGCTCATGACGAACCGCGTGCGCCTCAGTTCAGGCAGGATGATATGCATTCGGGTCACCCAGAGGCCTGGATACTCGCGGGTAACCGGCTTGTAGATCACCCATATAGGCATGCGTTTTCTCAGCTTATCGTGCAACCGCCGCATATAGTCCGCGTCCCGGATAAGAACGATCGGGAAACCATCGGCGCGCCACCAGGTGGTCACCGGGTGCGCCCACCCAGCATGCTAAAGCCGCCCGGTCCCAGCTTTGGCCGATCCGGTGCCGGTAACGGCTTCACTGGCCGTTCGACCGGTGGCGGCTTGCGGTTCCACCTCCCGGCTTGCCACAGCACTTCGTGTTCGGACGGGTACCATCCCAGGACCGGACGCAGCCGCCCCCTGATCGCGCCGACATAGACATTTGACAGCGTCAGCCGGTCCAACAGCGCCAAGGCCTCTGGGGGCCACGTTCGCTCCCTCTGATCGTACAGCATTCCGCTCCCTCTCCTCGTTCATCATGGCCGTCAGTTTAGCCAGCGCCCTTGGCGAATTCCGTTGCATGTAGCGCCACAGGTGCCACGCCTCGCGGCGTTCGCGATCGGCACGACCGCGATTGTATTTTTGTTGGCAGTCCGATGAGCAATAGCGTTTGTGCGCCATCGCCTTGTGACCCGGCCCGGTCGGGATCAACTTCCCGCATCGCTGGCAATTCACGCGGCCCCCATCAGTTTTCTGTCGTACAGATTCGGCTCGCCGGTCCTGACCTCATGCTCCCAGCGCGCCGCCTGGGCATCCATCCGGATCGCCGCTTCCAGGCGGGTGATCGACAAGATGCTACCCCCGCCGCCGGTCAGCATGATCTCAGGCATGCCCTGGCCATGTTCCCAGCGCAGATCATCCGCCATGTCGCGGCAGACCTTGACCATTACGTGGGGAATGATTGGACGGTAACGTCCCGCTCCGCGGGGTTTGTACGCACGCCACGTTCCTTTTGTATCGTATCGGCCAAGAGGCACAGCGCCTCGGCTATGATCGCTTTCCGGTAATGATCCGGTTGATCCAACATGTTCATCCCGCCCAGGCCCAGATACTGATTGGCCAGGGTCCGAACCTCCCACAACGTCGCTCCGCTTGGTGGTGCCTTCATTTTCCATCCCCTTATCCTCATGCCCGTAGTGGCCCGCTGACATAAGTCACGCTGGCGTCATCCTCATCCGAAACCAGGAACGGCGCGCTCGCGTTGAAACCGAACACCAGCCGCCCCTTCGCCAGCTTCGCCGGTTCGATCAGCGAGGCGGCGTTGAAGGCGATCGTCGCCTTGTCGCCCGTGTAGGTGAACGACCCCTCCGGCAGTTCGGAGACGATCTGATCGTTGCCCTCACCGCCGGTCACGCCGACACGGTCCTTTGACATCGACAGCCTGACCCATGGCTTCTTCTTTTCCTCGCGCGAGAACAGCGCCGCCAGTTCGATCACCTCGACCAGCGCCTTGCCGTTGACCGTCAGAACGTGCGGTCCAGCCGGAGGGATCACCCTGAGATAATCGGGGAAGGTCGCCGCGATCAACTTGGTCAGCAGAACCATCTCGCCCACCGTGGCGACGAGCGCCGCCTCGGTGATCGACAGGTCGACCGTGTCGGCTCCGCGCAGCAGCCGCTCCAGTTCATCCGCCGCCGGGGCGGGGACGATGATGTCGGGCATACCATCGGCCCCCGGCGGCACCGGGACGGCGATGACGGCCAGTTCATTGCCGTTGGTTGACGCGGCGCGCATCCGCGCCTCATCCTCTTCACCGCGCACGTTCAGCGATACACCACAGAGGTAGAACCTGGTTTGCTCCTGGGAGATGGCGTAATGCACCCGCGCCAGCATATCGGCCAGCGTGGCCGCGGACATGACGAACTCGGTGGTCTTGTCGGGCCGCAGCGAGAACACGGGGAAGTCCGACAACGGCCACAGCGTGATCGTCACCCGCGTCGCACCGGATCGCACCACCAGCGCCGCACCGGCGAATTCCAGCGTCGTATCGCCCTCCGGTGGCAGACGGCGGATGACCGACGCCAGCTTGTCCCAGTCGACGCAGCCGCCGCCCACGCCGACACCAGTGATGGTGATGGTCTGGCGCAGCGCCTGTTCCAGGTTCGATGACTCGATGGTCAACCGGCCACCGCCCGCGGTCAGGGCGACGCAGTTCAGGATCGGCAGCGTCCCGCCGCGGGTGACGAACCCGGCGGCACGCGCCAGCGCGGCGGCGAACGTCTTGTTGCCGACGCGGATTTCCATCAGGTCCGACGTGGCCTGGACCGGAGCGGCCTTCGCCGCCCGCGGTTTCCTCTCCCTCTGTTTTACTTCACTCATGATGCCCTTTTCCTTTGTGTCGTGACCAGCGCCGCCTCGATCTTACGCCGCATGCCGGTCCTGACCCTGCGACCATTGCGAAGATCAAGAACAAGATGGGAATCGCCAGCCACGCGCTTGCCGAACGCCGTGCCCGTCTCCCCGGTTTCCCGCAGATAGACTTCAATGGCTCGTAGTAACTCTTTTTCCACTACCTCATACATTGGGGCATTCCCTCACAATTGTTTTACCCCGTCAACAGCAGAGGGGACATTTTCCCACTTGACGACTTATACAACCGCTGCCATGAAGGTCAGGCATTCAGAAGGGAAACCCGATGCCAACCAAACGCCACGCGGTCCAGACCATCGTTCGCTCCGCTGACCTCGCCACCGATTTCGGCCTGGAATGGGCCACCAAACTGTTCGGCGCGGAGGCCATCGCCTCGCTGCCCGTCCGCTCTGTCGGCAAGAACAAGGGCGCGCCCAAGGGCCACGTCCTCTGGGAAAAGGCGGCGACCGCCGGTTACGTCCCTCACCTCGGCCACGCCGTCGCCGTTGGCTCGCTCATGGGAGCCTGGATCGGCGGCTCCAACCAGACACCCCGCGGCGCGGCGGTGTCGGGCAAATGGCTGGGCCGGGTCCAGACCCTCGCCGCCTCATCCTATTACCTGTTCGAACAGGGCCGCGAGCGGCACGCCGCTGAAGTGGCGGCGAACGAGGCCCGCATCGCGGAACAGCGGGCCGAGTGGCTCGCGGAGGAAGCCGAAATCGACGCCGAGATCGCCCGCCGCCTCGCCGCCAAAGCGGAGGCGGCATGAGCGTCACTCTTACCCGCCACTGGTCGGACGATGCCGAGTGGCTCGTCCTCGAGGGTGGCCATCACCTGGGCAGCATCCTCTGGCTGTCCCAGCCCATGCTGTGGCGCGCCCTGGCGCACGACCGTCGCCCGGTGCGCCACTTCGAAGAGATGAATGACGCCATCACCTACCTGGAGAACAACTGATGACCGACTACAAATACATCCGCGCCTGGGGCCTCATGATGAACTCCATGGAGTATTACATCCGCGGCGAGGTCGACAGAGCGCGCCGCGAGAAGGCACCCGCCGACGCGATCTACAAGAACCACGATGGCAAGTGGGCCACCTACGCCACCATCGCCCGCGACGACACGCGGACGCTGTTGGACCGGCTGGTCGAGGGGGTTCAGTGATGCTGAACCACCCTCTCGCCTGGCACCGTCACCACCGCCGCCGCCTGACCGAGCGGCTGGAAGCCTTTCTGGAGTGGCTTCCAGACTCCCTCATGGTGATCGCCCTGACCGCCGCCGTGCTGGTCCTCGTCATGGTGGCGACATGAGCCACTTCCGAGTCCGCTGGAAACATCAGGGCAACCACGTCTACGCCCGCGTGTTCGCCGCCGGTCATGAAACCGGCGGCTACGCCATGAACGGCCAACTGGTGTTCCGCGAGGACGAGTGGTTCGCGTTCGCGCGCTGCTTCGACAGCGACGGAAGCGATACCGTCAAATTCATCCCAGAGGAAAACCAACCATGACCGACGAACGACTGCCAGAAAGGGATAAGGAAACATACATCGGTGATGGCCTGTACGTGTCCCTCGATGGCTACCGGGTCTGGCTCCGCGCGCCTCGCCCTGAAGGCGATCACCACATCGCCCTGGAACCGGAAGTCTGGCGCGCGTTGCGCGCCTGGATCGACAGCCACTCGCTCCTGAAGCTGCACATGGAGGGCAAGCGATGAGCCGCGCCGATCAGATCAACCGCTACCTGGCCCGCGGTGGCATTGTCAGGCTGCGCGCCGATGGTCCCGAGTGGCGCACCATCACCGCCGCCAACCACATGTTCTCGGAGTGGACTTTTGTGACGTTTAACGACGGCACCGAGCGCGTCCTGGGCACTGAGGCGAACGACAGCTTCACCCTGGAATACGCGCCGGGGCCTGACTTCGTAAGGGGAGAGCAACCATGACCGACAGACCGACCGGCTGGATCGAACCGCCGGACCCCACCGTGCGAGGCCGCTGGTGGCTCACCCGCCGCGAGGCCGATAGCGCCCCCGGCTACAGCGGCTCGCCGATCCTGCCCGACCTCCGCGTTTGCTGGGAGTGGAACGTCGAGGAGGCTTGCTGGATCAAGGGCACTCTGAGAGACAAGCAGAACCGCCCGATCCCGCACAACGTCGTGATCCACAGCAATAATGGCTGGCGCATCGAAGGCCCGTTCGAAAAGCGGGAGCCATGATGCGCTCGTTCATATGGGTAAAAGGCCGGTCAGTCGAAGTGTTCCCCGATCCAAACAAAGACCGCACCCGCCTGTTCGCCAACCAGGTGTTCGCGCTGCACGAGGAGATTTACGAGATCGAACTCAACTGGGATACGCCAGATGGCCCCTGGTTCGCGCACAGGCTTCTCCAGGTGGCGCTCGATGATCAGGTCGCTTTCCTCCACGACGCCGATCCCTGGCGCGAGGAACTGCGCGACATCCGCGCCGCCAACACGTTGCGCCCCGGCAAGGCGCTGGAGTTGCTTTACGCCCTGGCCTGGGACGGCGGCGGCTGGCGACCGGAGGGTGAGACATTCGGCTGGATCGACCGGCTGGAGGACCAGGCATGACCATCAGGGACGACATGGGAATGGTTCAGGTCGCGCTCGCGCGCATCGCCGATCCCACCGAGCGCGAACGGACCATCGAAGCGTTCCACCGCATCATCCTGGAGATGTACGACATGAAGGCCCGCATCCGTTCGGCCCAGGAGACGCTGGCCGACATACGCGAACAACTCGAAAGCCAGATGGAATTCTGGAAGCCCAACGGGGACAAGTCCTGATGCTGCACCTCACGAGTTGCGAGATCGTCTGTCACCCCAAAACGTGCCAGCACGACTGCCTTGGCCTCGGCTACTGCGTCCGCGCCGTGGACAACAAAAAAGCCCAGAGCCGTGAGGCTCTGGGCGAGGTGGAACGGGTGTGCGCGGTCGCGGGGGCGACCGCGCTAGAGCATGCCAAGCAGGATCAGAATCAGCACGATAATTAGCACCGTCGAGAGGACGCCGGTCGGGGCGTAGCCCCAGCCGGAGGAGTAGGGCCACTGCGGCAGCACCGCGATCAGCAAGACGATCAGGACAATGAATACAAGGACGTTGCGTGGCATGGTGGCTTCCTCTCAGACCGTCTCGACAACGTAGAAGCGGCTGGCATCGTTGTTCGCGGTGCCCGCGCCGCCTTTGTTCCTGATCGTCCGCTCATGCACGGGCTGGCCGCGCCACTGATCGACCACCTCGATCGATCCATCATCGTTATAACAAAGGAACACGGCGATATGCGATGAGCCATTCGTCTGGTTCGCGTATCGACCGGCTGAATTGAAGGTGGCGATGATCGCCCCCGGCGGCGTGTCCGGACCCACCTTCGCACCCCGGCGCAACGCCGAACTGTGCGGTACGCCATGGCATTCCTGCACATGCCTCATGCAGTGGCCGTTATCGACCACCTGTCCCAGCGCCTCGTGGGGATCGCTCGCGATGATCATGTCACCTCCTAGTGTGTGGCGAGTTTCTTGGCGATCTCACGCGCCGCGCCGACCGCCACCTTCTCCTGGCTTTCGTCTGGTTTGGTTTCCGATGCCCAGGCGATGTAGATCACGCCGACGAACGATTCCGGATTTGGTGGAATGGGAACGGCGCAGCCACGATGCATGCCCCTGTCGGCCAGCCGACGCGCCAGCGGCGAGCCGGTCGTCTCCAGGTTAACGCAGGAGGGATGTCCTTCCATCACATCAATCAGCGCCCGCACATCGGAGGTATGCACGATGATCGGCAGTCTGCGCGGAGCCGGGATCACCGGGCGCTCTCCATCCCGGCGGCGCGCGGCGAGAAACCACTGTGAATTACTGGAGAGATCGACAGCCCAGATTTGAACCATGTCGGCATTCGTTTCGGTGACCAACTTATCCATCGCTTCCGGCACCAGATCGTTCCGCAGTTCCGGTGCCGATGGCGTCAGCCACGCCTCGATGATTTCGTCGCGCTTCTCATAAAGCACCCAGGCCGTTCCGCAGATAAGAAACGATATAATAACGAAAGCGGCTTTCCAGGGTTTGTCGCCGATGAAGGCCAGGGCACGATCAATAATGCCCTTGGCCTGTTCCACCATCGGTCTTCTCCTAGTCCGTTACGACAATGTCGCGTTTATGACCCGTCGTGCTGATCAGCACCGCCGCTCCCTTGGGAAGCCGCAGCGTCAGGATGCCGCCCTGGATCGATCCGACGACGTGGATCGATACACGGTCATACTCACCCTCGATAACGTCACCATGATCCACCGGAGGTCGCTCCGGTCGCGGTGGCCGGTCGGGCCGTCCCGGTAGCAGAACAGGGCGACCACCAGCCCACTCCGCTTCCAGCGCCGACATGGGGCCGTCGTACGCGTCCTGATCGACATCGCCGACGATGCCGGGTGTCTTCCCCTTATCGGTCCATTGCCACAGCCAGGGCGTGTCCCAGCCGGGTGGGCAGACCGGTTGGCTGGCATAGTGCGCCAGCCAGAGGCGGCAACGCGACAGCGTCGCGTTGGGTGACCCCAGTGCTTCCTTCGCCGTGTTGCCCGAGTAGAGGACCGGCAACTGGCCGGTCTGGCTCTCCACCTCGGTGACGAACTGCACCGCCTGACTGAGCGACATCGTGCCGGTCGAGTTGGTGTTGTCCTCCCAGTCAAGCGCCAGCAATTCGTTTTCGTCGTTCAGGTCCGCGAGAAAGTTACGGACCTGGCTCATCACATCGCTGCCCTCCGCGAAATGATAACGACCAAACAACAACCCCGCCTTGCGACAGCCCTCGCGCGCCGCGGCAAACATGGGATCTCTGTAGCCAGTGCCTTGCGAAAACTTATGGACGACGCCATGGACACCCGATGCCTTGATCGCATGCCAGTCGGTCACCTCATTCCAGTGCGAAATGTCGATGACCATACTGTTCTGGATCATGACGCGTGCGCGGCCCCGTTGGCCGATGCCGGGACCGGCGGCAGCACCTCGCCCTCGCGCGCGGCCATCTGCCGCTTGCCCTCGACCTCTTGGACCTGGCGCATGATATCCGCGATGATCGGCGCGGCCTGGCGGTAGGGCGCGCTGTGCAGCGCGTCCAGCACCCCATTCCACATCTGGGCTTCCAGGGTGATCGATACCTTGTCGGTGAGTTCCATGGTGTTCTCCTAAGCGATTGTTCGTGTTTCAGGGGGTCGTTCAAGTTCAACGATGCGCCGGATGGCGACCGCCAGATCAGCCGTGGTTTTGTTTAGCTTATCGTTCAATTCGCGCAACGCATTGATGACGACGAACAACAACGGCTTCTCGTCCACCGATAGCTGGCCAGGAAAACGGATATCGGGCGGTTGCTCCTCGTCCATGGCATTATGTGGCTGCGGTGGCGTGGGATAGACGGCTTCCGGCACCAGCGACTCCAGTTGCTGGGCGACCAGCCCGACGTGGCGCTTGCCGTCGTCGGCGGTGCCGCCCAGTCCGTTATAGAGATAACTGACCGGCGTCAGTTGCATGATGACATCGAGGCCGCGCCGCCAGGGTGCGACCTCCTTCTTGACCCGCTCGTCCGATATCGCGTTGCCACCATAGAACTGGCCAAAGGCATTCACGTTGCCCGAGCCGTCCACCCAAAACATCGCGTTCCGGCCTGGCCCCCACTTATCGGTATTGCCGCGAAACACCATCGAGCCATCAACGGAACTCCAGGTCAAAGCCCAGCCATCGCTCTGAAACTGGATGGCGCGGCCAGAAGGGCCACCATAGATGGCGAAGTTCTGGCCAAGCCCAGGCTGACCGGCCCCGTTGCCCGCGCCGACGAAAATCCCCTGGAAAGCATAGATATTGCCAACCATGTCCATGGCACCGACGCGCGTGGACCCCCAGTAATATTCGAAGGCGTAAAGCGGACGCCCGCCGCCGTTGAATATCTGGTTGGCCCCGCCGGTAAAATCAGTGCTGCCACAAACCGTGATATATGAATTATTGTCACGCGCGTTGATGCTGTTGTCGCCGAGAGAAATATACAGCCGATTCTGCAAGTTGGTGACGCCGACGACGCCGACGTTGCGCCCGACGTGGAGATCGTAACCAGCGAACAGGCTGATCGCGGCACTGATATGGCCGGTCATATACAGACTGCCCCGGTTGCCATCGTTGATGGGGTTCTCCGTCACCATCCCGCCCCAGTAAATAAGCGCGTTGCCACTGCCGTCCATCTGGCCGAACCGCAGACCGGTGTCGGCGTAAATCCCGGCGGCGAACTGGTGGTAGTCGTCCCACATACAAAACGATGGGTTGTTGTTGTAACCTTTTGAGGTGATCCGCGCGCTACTGGTGAAGATGCGACCGGCGGTCGTGAGCGGCCCGCTCATCGACACCTCGGCGGTCTGGCGATTGATGTAGATCGGCGCGTCGAGGTAAGTCCCGCCGTCGTTGCAACGGCCCAACAAAAAATTGGAGCCGATATTGCTGCCGTCCTGCCGGTCGGTATCACCCGTGCCCAGTTGCAAGATCCAGCGAGTGAACCCGCCGCTGTAGCCGACGATCTGGTTGACCTGGGCGTAGCCGTTCGGGCGATTGAGGGCGAGGGTCGAGGACTGACCCGGCTGGGCGGGGATGCCGATATAATTGGTGGCGTTGAACGCGCCGTTGGCGGTCAACGCTCCCACCGTGGCCGCGCCCGTGATCGTGAGCGCGCCGGTCGCCGAGAGCGCGCCGCTCACACTGAGCGAACCACCCATGGTCCAGCCGGTGTAGCCGTTCTCCGCGTTCATGTTCAGCGTCGTCGTACCAAAACCGACGTAGCCCGCGCGCACGCCGTTAGCCTTGTGGAAGGCGACGTAGCCCGCGTTGTTGGCGTCGCCCAGGTTGAGCGCCGAGTAGCCGACCGCCGGGGCACGCGCCGTGACACCAGCCGCCTGTAGCCCTCCGCTAACGGCGACCGTGCCCAGTAAATTGATGCTGGTGCCGGTCAGGGTGATGGTGTTCAGCGTCATGCCCGTGCGGGTGACGGAGAGCCAGTTGCTGGACACGGTGTAGGGGTCGTTCATGGCGCGACCCCAAAGGGTGTCGCCAGACGAGAGGAAGTCCCACGCCTTACTGTCCGACGCGCCCGACTGTTCGCGCACACCGATGATCGCGCCGCCCCCGGTGGCCGTCGCGTAGAACCCCTTGGCGGTGATGTTGGCCCCGGCGACGGAGATGTTGCCCGCGTTATCGACCCACAGCGTCCGTTCCGATGGAAGATCGTTGTATATTTTAGTTTCGCCCAGGAAATTGAGGCGCGACAACGAGCCGGCAGAATTCTTTAAAACCGTAGTCCTGTTCAGCTTGTTTGGCGAACCAGCGGTATAGGTTCCGATACCCCATTCCATCTGCGCGCCATCGGTCATCACGTAAAAACACTGCGCGCCTGACGCGAACCAGAAGCCGAACGGCAAACGTCCGGCGGTGGGGCCAAGCAGATTGCAATCCGCCGCCGTCCCCGGCGCGTTGGTCAGTTCAAGAACGAGGTTGCCAAGCATCAGAGGCGCTCCTTCACGCGGAACTTCCACGCGTGTCGATCATGAAAGCCCGCGATATAGCTGACATCGGCGGTCACCGTGACGCGCCCGAACACCGCTTCGCTCGCCACCGTCTGCGAGGTGTAGGTGGGAATGAACAGGATGTTGCCACCGTAACGAGATACCCGGTCGAGGTTCTGCGCGTCGGTCCACAGTTCGCTGTCGGTTATCGCGTCGAAGGCGGCTTCCCAGCGTCGTTGCTGAAAGCGATAGGTGGGATATTCCTGGCCACCGCGCGAGATCATTTCATCAACGGTACTATCTCTGCCGTACGTGCTGTTCCATGTGAAGCCCAGTTTGGGAATCCAGCCGGGGCCAAGGAAGGCCAACGGCACGTTGATGAAGCCATCCGGATTGCCCGCGTCGTTGATCTCGACCACGCAATAATCCGCGTAGATGTCCTCCAGCGCCACGGCGACGACCTGGCCGTAGCCGGGTTGCGGTCCCGTCACCGTGCCGCTCCAGACCAACGTGGAGGGGTTGATGAACAAGTTGAATGTCACACTCGCGCCCTGCGACAGGTTGGTCCTGAACAGGCCGAATATCCGCCATAGCTGGCGCGGTGGCGTGCAGCGGAAGGTCGCCCCGGCGGCGGCGGTGACCACCCCGGCGGCGGTCTGCCATGCCATCGAGGACGCGCCTGAATCGGTCTGCAGATTGGTGATCGGCATGTTGTTCGCGGTGGACCCGGCGATCAGCGCGCCGGATTTGACCAGGTTCTTGATGCCGAGCGCCGAGTTTCCCATCAGACCAAGATCCTGATCGTGACCGCCGCGTCGGGCGAGCGGAATGAATAGCCAACAATCTGGCCCATCTTGCCGTTACCCAGGTCATCCATCGGATAGACGATGGTGACGACATGACCCATGTCCAGCACGATGCCAGAGAAGGCGGGCACGGTGACATCGTAGAGCCGCCGCCTGACCCCCCATAGCGCGCCCAGGTCGTTGACCACCTGTTGGGCGTCAGCCTGACGCAGCAACAGCCCGGTGACCGGCGGCGGGTCGTTGGGACGCCTGAACGCGGTCAGCACCGCCGTGGACGACCAGTAGGCGAACGCGCCGGTCATCTCGACATATTGTTTGTGCGTCGCCGACATCGACGCGGTGTTCATGTCCGATGTCTGGATCGTGTAGTTGTGGGTGTATTCGGAACGGATACGATACGGCGGCGGGTCGAGCGTCGCGGGCAGGGCGATGGGCGCGATCTGGATGATGTTCGACAGGTCGAAGGTGCCCTCGGAGCGCGGGTTCGCCGTCAGCGCGCGGAGCATGAACAGGCCGAGCCGCCCATCCCGCTTGGAGATCAGCTTGGCACCGGGTCCGGACACCATGGCCGACAGCACGTCGATGCCGGTGATCGATGATCCGGAGTCGTAATAGCCACCCGCCACATATGGCCACGATGCGTCCACCACGTTGAACGATGCGATATCGATCAGTTCCGGTGGCAGCACCAGATCCTCGGTCAGAGTGAACCGGGCGATCTGGCTGAACGTGGTGATCGCCCCGGCCACGGGAAACTCGCCGGTCACATCACAGGTGATCGCGTGGACCGCGACCGATCCCAACTGGAAAAGCCCACGCGAGTTGTCGGTGCGATACCGGCCCGCCGGGACCGACCCGGCGTAGAGGTTCGTCGTGTCGCCGTTATAAGTGATGACCTGGGCACCGCCCTCGTAAAGCGCCACGACCGAGCCGCGCCCATCGGTGTACTGGTAGATGCGGTTCACCGGATCGACCAGCACCGGGGTGATGTTCTGTACCGGGTTGGCGGCGGTGCCACCACGCGTGCGCGGGAGCGGCTTGCCGGTCAGCGTGGCGGTGCCGTCATAGCCGCCCGTGCCGCCGTAGACCGTCTGCTGATAAGGCTTCTCCAGCCAGTAGGTGGCGTCGCGGATGGGCACGGTCAGCGCCGCGTCGGATAAAAACCACGGTGCCGAGATACCCGCCCACATAAATTGCAGCGAGGCGTAGGGCGGGTCGCGGTGATACTGGCGCGCGGAGTCCCAGGTCTTCACCCCGGTCAGGATGCGGACGTTGCGGCCATCGGAGTTGAAACTTCCCGCGGTGGCGTCGAACAGGTTGTCAGCGTTGGAGAACACGATGGTGCCCCAGGCCGCGCCGACACCCGACGCACTCATTTCGAGGTTGATCTTATTATCCACCTGAAACGCCTGGTTCAGTATCGGCGGATAAGGCCTGATGCCACCGGCATCGGTGGACATGGAGCGATAGCCAAGGTCGGATGCGATGATCTGGCTGTCGAGCGGAGCGGGGTCTTCCAGCAACGCCAGAGCCAGGTTGGGGCGCGAGTTATAGGCATCCTCGGTGGTCAGTTCGTGAACCACGCCGGGATTGTAGACATTAAGTTCCACCACCAGAAACCGGATCTCCGGTCCTGGGATATCATCGTAATGCTCGATCTCGATCGGATTGATGCCGTCTTCAGTCATGATTGGCTCGTCCCCGTTCTCTTCCATTCGGATAGCGTAAGGACCGCCGAATATCCAGAGCATCGCATCGTGCGCCTCATCAGCTAGATTTTATCGGGCAGCTTCTTGTGCAGCGCGGCCTGACCGGCGACCTGGGAAATCTCCCACATCTGCGAACAGGTGGCGCACGTAAACGTCGAGACGTGGATGTTGGGATCGGAATTCGTCATCCTTCCGGTGCCATCGTAGATCGGCTCCCAGGCGATGACCGGCTCGACCACGCTCGCCGAGCGCGCGACGCGGCACTGCGAATAATCCGGCTGGTGGGGACAGTCCGGATTGGCGTTGGGCGCGGGTGGGGGCGGTCCCCCACCGGATACGGTATCTCCCATCACATCGCCGCCTGGCCGTTGTCCAGGGTCTTGATGATCGGCGCGGCCAGCGCCCAGAACGCGTCCCACTGCACGGCCAGCGCCTGCACGGCATCGGCGTAGGCCTGGCCGTTCAAACCGGGCGTGGTGGGATCTGGCTGCACGCCGAAATTGTTCTGCGTGTAGGGCATCCCCATGCCACCGCTGGCGGCTTCGAACTCGGTCCCCGCCGTTCCCATGAAACCGGTCGAGGCGGTCGCCACGGCCTCGTTGAGCCGCACCACGGTGGTGTTGAGGCCCGCCAGCCGGGAGACGACACTGTTGGTCATCTGCCCAAATGTCGTACTGTTCGGAATGATAATCGCGGCCATGTCAGTGCATCCTCTGTTCAAGTTGTTCCATGCGCGCCATGAGCGCGACATTCTGTTCCGTCAACTGCTGAATGGCGCGTGCCATTGTCGCGATCAGCGGCAGTTCCCTGATTTGCGCGTAGCCTTCGCCCTCGTTGTTTTTGACGACGGCGAGCGGAATGACCTCCTCCACCTCGTCGGCGATCAGCGCGCAATCCCAGTGCTGGCTGACGGCGTTGGGGACCGGCGGCAGAAGATCGAGTTCATGAAACGTCAGTCTGTTGATCTGGCCAAGCGCGTCGATGGTGGCGGGCCGGATGTTGCTTTTCAGGCGGCGGTCGGACCAGACGATTGACCAGCCCGCGAAGCCATCACCCGGCCACCAGATGCCACAGGTTCCGTTACCGTTGAGCATCAACTGATGACAACCGGTCCACCCGCCCCCGGTGTCATACGACCTGAGAAGCCGTCCCTGGTAACCTCCGTCCAATCTGAAGGCAACACTATAACCATCCCATGGAAGGGCGACGGCCTGTCCGTTCCATGCCGAATAGACGATGCCGTTGTTATTGCACCAGACGATGCTGAACGTGGGACCGGCACCGTAATCGCAGTTCTGGTTTGGGCCGTTGGGGTCGCGCGTGTCGCGCAGTTCGACGTAGGCCGCGCCGCCATCAATCCAGCACTGTACACGACCGTTCCAACCCATCGCGAGCCATGAGTTGGACCACCACCGATATTTGTGACCGTATTGTCCATCGTTGTAGACGTTCTTGGTGACGTTATCCCCAATGAAATTGGTCCCAGCGAAAGTAGGACCGGCACCATTATCGACGTTCTGGTTGGGCGTGTAAGCGCCGATGTTCTTGAAGTTGGCGGAAGTCCATTGCCGTGCCGCGATGCCATGCTGGTAGACACCGTCAACGTAAAGATTGATGAGGCCGTTCGTCCCGTCCCAGCCGAAGCCGATTTGATTGACGGCGTAGCTGCGATAGACGACGCCGCTCGTGACCGAAGCCGTGCCAACCACATGAATATTTCCACCAAGTAGAACGCCGGTCGGCCCGTTCTCCGGTTGGATGTAAAGCCAGTTAGTGTCTGTGTTGCCGATGTAGCCTGTGCGCGCCCCAGCGTTGTTGAACAGCGCGACGTAGCCGGAATTGTTCACGCCAGCGGGTTGCAGCGCGATGTATCCGCCAGATGCGGTTCTGGCCTGGACAAAGTAAGCGAAGACCGCGTGGTTAAACGAGGCGTCCCCGGTGGCACGATTGAGGACAAATGGCGCGTCGAGATAAGTGCCCGCGTCGTTGTAGCGATGGATCAGGAAGTTATCACCCGCCTGACCGTCACCCAGTTGCATGTTCCAGTGTAGCAGACCGCCTCTGTTCCCGATGATCTGCGAGGGCTGACCCGCTACCGGGACCAGCCAAAGGGTCGATGCGTTACCGGCGGCGGCGGTGATCGTTATCGCGTTCGTCACCCCCAGCGCGCCGGTCATGCTGTCGCCTGTCTTGGCGACGTAATTTCCTCCTGAGATAGCAACGAATTTGTTATCTGTGTACTGCTTTGTCGCCGCTTCATAAGCAGATGTTGGATCGCGTCCTAACGTGACGGTGAGCGTGCTTGAAAGCGTGATACCGTTGCCATTGAAACTCGCGACCAACCCACCCGCCGTTGGATAGAAATTGGTGGCCCCACCAGCGACGATGTTGAGGGTGCCGCCCGTGACGCTGAATCCGTAGTTGGGTTCCCAAAGCTGGATGTGCTGCGAGAGGTCGAGCGGGTTGTTGCCGATGGCGGTGCGCTGGCCGAACGTGAGGCCCGCGTTGGGGACCGCGAGGACGCCGTTGACCTGTAGCCGGTTGCTGAAGACCGCGTCGCCGTTTGTTCCGATCCAGAAGCGTGCGGCGGGAGCATTCTCGTCCGAGATGACGTAGAGGCCGTCGCTTCGCGTGCCCGCGCTCCAGGTGCGAGCGTTGGTGACGGTTGACCAATAACGCGCGGACTGACCGGCTGGCACGGTCATCTGGATTGTGTCGCTGCTGGGGCCTCCCTGCATCAACATCCGCCCCGTCTCGCGGTTGAAGCGGAGGATGGCCCCCGGCGTGCCGGTATCGGTCCAGCGCGTGAGGATCAGGTCGGAGCCGACGTTGCTGCCCGTCTCGTTGGAATACTCGGCCTGGATATTCCAGCGCGGCGATCCCGACGACCACCACTGGATGGTTCGCCATGAGGCCGGTGGTCCATCCAGATTGAACTGCGGATTAGTGCCTCTGACCGTGGGCTGATTTAGGAACGTGGACACGCCGTTGAACGTGGCGTTGCCGTAGATGGTCGCGCTGCCGCCGGGATCGACCTGAAAGATCGGGTTGTTGCCTTCAACGAACCGCCAGAAGCCATCATTGCGGCGCTCGAAATAGTAGGCCGGGTTGTTGGCCATGATGAACTGGCCACTGTTGGAGACTACCGCGTTGCCACCGATGTTACCCGATGCCCAACTGTAGCCACTGACACTCAGACCGGCCATCGTGAACCGCGCGATCTGGGATTGCCTCGCGTCGGTGTTGTCGTCGTTCACCTGATTGGTGATCCAGACATCGAGGAACTCGCTGCCCCAGCCAATCCCGGCGAAGCCGGAACGGATGGAGGCAACGTAGCGCGCCCCCTGGTCAGCGTTACCGACGAAGTTGCCACCAAAGCGAATTCGGCTTTGCCCGCCGTCCATGTTGGGCGTTGAGAGCCACAGTTGCGCGCTCGTATTGTTCGATGCGTGATTGATTCTTAATGGTCCGGACATCACATCGCCGGTTCTCGCGACGTAACCGCCGCCCACGATGGGCGCGTAATTGTTGACCACCCACTGCCTGGTCACCGCGTCCATGTTCGCCGTGGGGTCGCGGCTCAGAGTGATCTGGCGGAATGAGCCGATACCCTCCCGCGTATCGAACCAGATGCCAGCCTGTCCACCAGGGACGGAGCCAGCCCCGACGCTGTTGTAAAAGCCGACGCCCCACCATGATTCGATCTTGATGTTGTTGTTGATGGGACCGACGCCATCAGGCCCCTGCCTGATGTAGTTGTTGTTCCCGTTGCTGACGAACTGAATGGCTTGCGTCATCGTCAGCGGCACGGTCAGGTAGCCATCGACCGTGCCAAGCATCCGATACCATTTGGCGTCGGTCCAGCCACCGTCTTGTTGTGAACGATACCAGATCGCGGGACCGCCGCCGCGGTCGCGGCCACCCATCATCAGTTGGTTGCGCCAACCCTGGTTGCTGTTCCAACCCTCCAGCACGAGCGCGCACTGGTCATACTGGTCATAAGGCCAGTTCAACCCACCGCTCTGATTGGTGATCTGGCGCAGCCCCATGAACGAATTCGATGGGGTGTTCATGTCGAACGCGACATTCCCATACCCAATGACGGCGGGCACCCAGTCCCAGACGCCAAGGCGACGACCGTAAGCCAGTTCATTGTTCGGCGCGTCGGTGGTAATCGGCGTGCGCCCATCGACATACCGCCGGGTCGCCGCTTCCATCGGCTGGGAGGGATCTTTGTTGAGGGTTACCGAACTGCCGAATGTCGTCGCGCCATCAATCGACACGAGGCCGGGATAGCGAACATATATCACTGAAGTCCCGGCTCGATCCGCGAAGGCGAGATCGGAATTAACGCCGGGATGTCCCCTGAACAATCCGCCCCAGTTGGGATCGGTGTAGATGGACCCCGGCCTGAAATCACCACCCTGCGTGGACCACGCGATGCCGCCGTTGTGCAGCGTCATGCCGTAGAAATAAATTCCGGTGGCGGCATGGATGGCGACATTGTGCTGCGCGCCGTCAATGCGAATACCAAGATTGGATTCACTCCATGGCATGAGCGTGATGACGCCAGAGTTTGGGACACCCGTGCTAACGACGAACGAGACATCCCCGGCGACGACGATGCCGTTGTATGCTCCGGTCGCGTAATGGTTGGGCCAAATGTCTAAATATACCCCGCCAGAACTCACCTTTATCGCTGGAGAGAAATTCGTTTGCCCATTGAAATTCGTTGCTCCATTAACCGTTCCGCCGGTCAACGCGAGGTAGTTTCCACTGACCCATCCCCGCGACGCGAGGTAACCCAGATCGTTCCCATCTACGAACAGTTTTAGCGCGCTGTCGGCTGTCCAGGTGAAAGCGATGGCGTTGCCGCCGCCCGCGACACCGTTGAAGGTGACTCCGAGTCCAAAGAGCCGCAGGATGGCGTCAGAGCGAAGAGTCGCCAACGTCTTCCATGTCCCGGTGCCGGTGACTTGCATGAAGTCGAAGCCAGCGGGTGCCCACGAACAACCGTTGACGAAAGAAACCTCCCCCCACCCACCGGACGAGTTCCAAAGCAGCCAGCCGCCACCGGAAGGAGGGATGGGATCGCCGTTGTGGCGATTGGTAAAGACGAAGTCACCGTTGGCCGCGAGTTGACCGCGAACGTCGAGGTTCTGCTGAATGGTCAACGATCCGGTCATCGTATCGCCATCGGCATTCACGAAGCGAGCATCGGCCTGCGCGGTCGTCAGGTAGTTCGTCTCGATCCACCGCTTGTTCACCGCGCTGGTCGGTTGCCATGGGTCTTGCGCCAAATAGACGTGGCCGTTGAAACTCACATCGCCGCCGCGCCCTTCCGCGCGCGTGATAAACAACGCCTGACCAACGTAGTGGCCGTCGTTGCCGTAGGCGTGCATCTCGAAAGCAGACCCGGTTGTGCCGGTAGTGTCGGTTCCCTCGCTACTACCAAGGGCCAGACGCAACAGCCACCGCGCTCTCCCGCTGTTATATCCCCATATACTTGTCTCACCTCCGTTATTATTTAGGATCAGTCCCGCGTTACCCCCAGGAACACCGTCGATCTGGATGTAGCTGCTGACGTTCAATGGCAGATAAGAATAAAGTTTGTCGCCGCCCCACACGCGGAGCAACAAGTTCCCACCAGCGTAGAAATCGTATTTATTGCTGGCGTCGAAAACATTGAAATTGAGTGTGCTGCCGGTCACGAGGATGCTGTAATTCTGCCCGGTTGGCGTGCCATAGAAGGTGATGCCACGCGAAGCATCCTGCGGGTTCCCAACGACCCCGTTGCCAAAGTTTATCCCTTGGTTGATCCACAGCGTGTTAACCGCCGAGACGCCGTTCCCACCACCGTCCAGATACACGCCGCCGCCTGGAGCGTACAACACCACCTGACCGGCGGTGTGTTGCATCACCAACCGCGTCGGCATGGTCCAGGCGAGTTGAACCTGAACATTGAACGCGACCGATCCGGCGATAGCCGTCAGACCGATGGGGTTGGCGCTCCCCGGCCCGTTGATGGTCATACGCTGGTGATCCATGCGGAGGTCGGTGACACCCCCACCGGACACCGCCAGCGCCGTGTAGGCATTGCCGTAGTCGTCCCTGAACCGGTCGCCGACGTTGACGCTGCCGCCAGGATTGGTGATGGAGACAAGCGACGGGTAACGCGAAAGGGAATTGATCTCGATGGTTTGATCGTTGTTGTAGCGCGCGATCCCTAGCGCCTGGACCTGCACCCTGGCCCCGTTGCGTCCCTCCCTGACCGAGAGGCCGGTCATCTCGATGTAGCCGTCGCGCGTGCTGAACGCGATGCCATACATGCCAAATGGCATCATCTGGCCTGGGCAAGTGGTCGTCAGGCCGATGCCATGCCACGAACCCAAGGCGAAATTGACGCCCAGATTGTCAGCGCGGTCCAGGCCCGTGCTGCCGATGAACATGCTGCCATTGAAGAAATTGACCCTGGTGGTCCCGGTCATCAAAATATCGCCGGTCATATTGCCGCCGGTCAGCTTCAAATATCCCGACATCTGATCGTCAACGTACTTCTTGTTGACCGCTTGCATGTCCAAAGTCGGAGGCCGGGACAGGTAGATGTCGTAGCCGTTATACATGCCGATGCCACCGGCATTGATCAGCATCACGTCCGCGCCGCCCACCAGGAACACATGGGAGGTGTTGACGTTGGTCGTGTAGTTCAGCCGCGCGTCGGTGATCGAGAACCCCATACCGGGCTGCCACAGCGTGATGTGACGCGAGGTATCGGTGGGGTTGCCGCTGGGCACCGACTGAGAACCAAAGCTGATGCCGCCCTGCATCGTGCCGCCGGTCAGCTTTAGGAACGCTTTGTTATCGACGTAGTCCTTGCTCGCCGCCTGGGTGCCCGTGGTGGGAATGCCATCCAGATAGAGATGGCCTTGCATCGTTCCGCCAGCGATTTTCAGATCGTTGGCGTCGAACCACTGCAATGTGTCCTGCACATTGTAGGTGCCCTGCACCGGTGGATCGACCGCCACCGCCGACGCGGTGAAGTAGACCAGGCCGAGCGGCAGGAAGATCCAGTCCTCGCCGTCGCTGATAAACCAATCGCCGCGCACGTATTGCGAGGTGCCCGCTGGCATCGGCGGAATGTGTGTTCCAGAAGCTGGTGGAATGCCCGCCTCGACCACGATGAAGTAACTTCCCTTGACCAGCAAGGTCGGGTCGGGCAGCGGCCCGTTGGGAAGGTTCAGCATGGTTTTGTAGAACACTTCGTCGCGCGTGCCAGCCGGGTTCAGGTGCAACTGGCCAAAGAACACCAGGTTGCCAGCGGCGACCGCCGATATCTGGTCCTGCAAGACCTGATCGGCGTTCCGCACATAGAACAACGGCGTCGCGTGTTCATCGACCGTGGGCGTCGTGTGCGGCAGGTACAGCATGCCGGTCAGCGCCATCCCAGATCCCGCCGTCAGCGGCAGGAACGGCCCGCCAGCGCGGTCCAGCACCCCATCGGCGTACTTCCTCGTCGCCGCTTCCATGTCGGTCGTCGGCTCGCGTCCCAGCGTGACGGTGTAGAAGCCGTCGAAGGTCAGGCCGGTGGCGTCGAACCGGGCGATGTCATTGCCGCCGCTGTTGAAATACGTCCAAACGGGGCTGACGATGTTCAGGCGGTTGTTGGTGACCGAGAGGCCGTAGCTGCCACCGAAAAGGTCGAGGTGCCGCGACAGATCGGTGGGTCTACCAGACGGCGTTGTGTCGCCGCCGAACGACAGGCCCACATACATCGATATCACCGTGCTGGAGAGCGCGACGGTGGTGATGCTGTCGTTGATGAAATACGAGGCCCCGGCGACGATGTTCATCCCACGGTAGGAGACGTTGATGCCGTGGTTCGGGTAGAGCGATATATGCTTCGTCAGGTCGGTGTTGTTGTTCCCGGTGATCGCGCTACCGAAACTGATCCCGCCGTTCATCAGCAGACCAGCGGGCTGGAACGTGCCGATCAGTCCGGTCCCCTGAATCAAAAACTGATGCACGCCATCGAGGCCGGCGACGTAGTTGAAGTGCGCCGGGTTAACCCCGTTCCACTGGACGTTGAAGCCGTAAGTGTGCTGCCCGCCGCCATCGTAAAGCAGGATGTGCTTCGACAGGTCGTAGTCGCCAGCTACCTGAAACTCGCCCAGGCTGATGCCCAGGTTCTTCATGTGCAGCCCGGTCGCATTGATCCGCGCTGTCTCGACCGTGCCCGCGATGAAGACGTTGTTCCCCGGCGCGTCGGTGACGTGAGACAGCATCCCGGTATTGGTGACCGAGATGCCGTAGCCCGCGTAGTGGAACCTGATGTGCTTCGACAAATCCCATGCATCGGTGACGGTCGCGCCGCCGAAATCGATACCGATGTTCTGCACGAACAACCCGGCCTGAGTGTAGAACCCGCCGGTTTTACGATTGACGCTGAACGATGAGCCAAGATAGTGCCCGTCGTCGGCGAAACGATGCATCGTCAGACCGGAGCCGATGTCGGTGCCGTCCTCGGCTGGATAGTTGTCCAGGGATAGCTGGAAGCGCGCGACGCTCGCGGCTTGCCACTGGAACCCGGTGCCATACTGAGACTGCTTCGCGCCGTTGACCGCGACCATGCCGCCGGTCCCGGCTGACGTGCCGACGTTGATGCCGCCATCAACGCTCATCCAGTTCTTGACCGTGACGCGTCCATCCCACGCGCTGATCGCGAACGACTGCCCCAGGTAAGTCCCGTCAGCCGGGTTGTAGCGGTCGATCCAGAACGAGCCGCTGTTGCGAAGCTGCATGATCGCGCTGACGCCGTTCGGCATCCGCTGCCACCAGATGAAGCCACGGCTTTCCGACGTGTCGGAGAGGTTGTTGAAGAAATCGAAATCGACCATGCCGCCGTAAGACAGGCCCAGGCTGGCGCTGAAATTGGCCGGTGGCGGATTGCCCGCGTTGTTGGAATACCACGTCAGCGGAATGCCGGTTCCGTTCGACCCAGGCCACGCGATCTCCAGGCCCCCGGTCATCGTGTCGCCGGTTACATTCACGAAACGAGCGTCGGCCTGTGTGGCCGTCAGGTAGTTGGTTTCGATCCATCCGCGGTTGACGGCATGCTTTGGATAGACCGGATCGCGCCTCAGTTCCAGGTCGCCAGCGTTGTTGAGACTCAGCGTGACCACGCCGTTCATATCAACGAAGTGCGTATCCCAGTTCGATACGATGTTGAGCGTGCCGCCCGTGACGCTGAATCCGGCGAAGCCGTTGTAGAGGTTGATGTGGCGCGAGGTGTCCTGGGCCAGGGCGACCGTGTCGTTGCCCAAATTAAGGCCACCCGTATAGAGCCGCAGATGCCCGGTCTGGTCGAGGGTCATCCCGTAGTTGCCGCCGCGAACGTCAGGCCCCCACTCGGCGCGGCCAGAGCCGTACACGCGGGAGACGCAGTAGCCGCCCAGGCCGTTGTTCGCCGTCAGTTCCCACAGGCTGCTACGGTCGCCAGCGGACCAGTCGTTCAGCGTCAGCAGACGGAACTCGCCACCGCCATGGTAGGCCGTGCCGTCGTAGCCGATGCCGTCCAGGTCAACGAGGACATCATCCGCCGTCAGCGCGCGTGGAGCCGCGCGCGGGCCTTCCGCCGAACGACCGGTGAAGCGCGGCGTGGATGAGTAGGCATTGAACACATCGATCAGGTAGCGAACCGGCATCCCCAGCGTGTCGGTGCCCGCCAGGACCACCACGCCGCTGTCCACGGGAGATGTGGCGAAGCCCGGTAACGGGCCAGAGCCGTAGTCCCAGATCATCGCCGGGACGCCCTCGCCGGTCTTGGGGATCAGGATCGGCCCAGACCGTGACGTGGCGAGCGTGACGGGGGAGGTCGTGGTCGCGGCACCCGGTGTGATCACCAGACTGTTATTGGTGGCCGCGCCGATGGTGACGGGACCGCCGCCAGGAAACGTGACGGCCATGGTGTCGCGAAAGGCCCGAATGATCTGGGCCAGGGGGTTTCCCTGGTTATCGAATGGCCGAATGTTCAGCGGGCTTCCGGTGGCCGTGCCGCTTTCCGCCGCGCCGCCACCCAGTTCGATAGACCAGCGCGGCACGCCGTTGCGCGCGGCCTGGATATATCCCGCCGCCGTTCCCGCGGCCAGGGCGTCGAAGGTCAGCGTGGGCCAACCGGTTGTGTAACGAATTTTCAACTCGCCGGTCATTACGTCGCCGGTCTTCATCACATACCCACCGTTGGCGATGGGCGCGAAATTGTTCGTCACCCACCGCATCGGAACGGCTTGCAGACCCGTGGTCGGGTCGCCCATCAGATATAGCGGCGTGTAGGTTTCGATGGCCCCCGTGCCGCGTCGGATGACGAGCGGCGTCGGCGAGATCCAGTTACCGTCATCATCGAAACGGTTCATGATGTAGTCGGTGCCGACGTTGCCACCCGGCTCGCCGCCGCCCGTGCCGAACTCGATGCTCCAGCGCGGCTTGCCGTAGCGTTGGCTCTCGAAATAACCGGCGGCGCTGGTCGCCGTCGTCGTGTTCCACTTGACCGCGGGCCAGTCGCCACCCGTGCCGATCACGCGGATCGTCGCATCCGTATCGCTGGTGATATAAAGCGCACCGGACATCTGATCGCCGGTTTTCTTTACATACCCGCCGCTCACGACCGGCGCGAAATTGCCATCGACGTAATTCTTGGGGACGGCTTCCCAGTCGGATGTCGGCGTGCGCGGCAGCGTGACCGGCACCTTCGCGTAGAGCCAGCCACCATCGGAGGACAACACGTTCGTGCTACCGGCGATCATGTTGAGGCTGTTGCCGGTGATATTAAAACCACCCCAGCCATCGAACAGCGAGATGTGCTGCGTCAGGTCCGTCAGGTTCGCGCCGAAACGCTGACCAAACGAAATACCGCCCTGCATCGTACCGCCAGACAGGGGCAGGAATTCAGCGGCGGTATCGCCCAGGACGGCGACGGCGACGGTGGTGTTGTTCGGCAGCGGAAACCCGGTCGCGCTGACCGGCGTGACGTGCAGGATGGTGTAGCCGCCCATGTCCTCCGCTGGCGCGGCGATGGTCCAGCGCGCGACGCGGCTATGATCGGCGATGGGCTGGATGCTGATCTTCTGGCCAACCTTGAGCGCCATCAGCAACAGCGTCCAATCGCGACCGGCGTTGCTCACCTGATCGACGTAGAGCGCCGTCGCGTCGCTCTGATTGGATGCGTTGAAGGTGATCGCGCCCGTGCCGGGATCGCCAGAGGCCATCACGGTCTTGATGGTATACTCCATGACCGTGACGCCACCGGACGCGGTCGCGGCCATCAGCGTATCGACATAGGATTTCGAGGCCGCGTCCAGGCCTTCCACGGGATCGCCGACCAGGGAGAGATTGCCCAGCATCTGACCGCCGCTGATCGGCAGGAAGGGTCCGCCAATCGGGACGTGGCTATCGACGTAGCCCTTGGTCGCGGCTTCCTGGTCGAAGCGCGGGATATCATACAGGTAAAGCGGGCCGGTCAGCTGGCCACCGGAGGTCGGTAAATACGTGCTGCCGTCAATGGCCATTTGAAAGTCGCTGACGCGCATCGAATAAGTCTTCCCGTTGTGAACAACGGGAATCAAATCCAGCGTCGGCGTGAAGCCGGTGTGCAGCGGATCGAGTTCGCTGATCTTCGTCATGCGGCGATCCTCGCGGGAGCGGTGGAATTTTGACGCAACTGCGTCGTGATCGTTTCGACCGCCGCTTTCAAATCCGCCAGCGAGGACACCAGTTCAGCCGTCTGGGAGCGCGTCTCGACCTGGAGGACCGACGCGGTGAGCGTGTCGGGTGCCACGTTGGCCACCGCGCCCAGCGCCTCGAGGACGCGTTGGAAGTCGCTGACGTAGGCCTCGCCCGAGCCATAGACGGCGCGCGAGGCGTTGAGGAATGTGTCGGCGTAGCCCTGCAGTTGCTGGATCGAGGTGTAGTCGCCCGCGCCCGCGGCACCGGAAACGGCATTGAACCGGCTGCGTGCCAGGCTGAGTTGGTCTTGCGGTGACAGCGGTGAGGCGTTGGAGGTCTGCAGCCCCTGCGCGTAGGCCACCAGCGAGGTGATCGACCCCGCCGCCGTCGCCGCCGCCGCTTCGCTTTTCGCCGTGATCTCGTCGGCGTACTTCTTGACGATGGCGAGCCGCTCCTCGCCGAGCGTGACCTCCAGCAACGACATCTGGTCGGCGTAGGATTGCGACGCGGTGAAACTTTCGCCGAACAGGCCGATCAACTGATCGCGGAAAGCCACCCGCTGGCGTGACGCGCTCAGATCGAAGCTGAACAGTTCCTTGTCCTGGGCGCTGGCCGATCCGGCGTTGACCCGCCGCGCGTTCAGATCCTCGTCAGCCGCGACCACGGTCTTCCACGCCGCCTCGATCTGTTCGTTGTATTTCCTGATGATGGCGAGACGCTCCGCGCCGAGCGTCCGCTCCTCCAGCGCCATCTGATCGGCGTAGGCCTGGGTGGACCGGAACGCCTCGCCGAACGAGGCGATCATGCCGTCGCTGAAATCTTCCCGTTCGCGCCGTGCCCGCACGTCGAACGAATACAATTCCTTGTTCAGGTCATCATAAGGGCCGGTACTCTTCGTGGCGGCGTTGATCCGCACGTTGAAGTCCTCATCCGCCCTGGTCAGGCTCTTCCACGCGGCGGTGATCGCCTCGGCGTATTTCCGGACGATCTCGGCCCGCTCCGCGCCATGCACCCGCTCCATCAGGTTGATCTGATCGGCGTAGGCCTGGGTGGTGCGGAACGCTTCGCCGTAGATGCCGACAAGCTGGTCGCCGAACTGTCGCGTCTCCCGGTTCGCTTTGACATCGAAGGCGAACAGTTCCTTGCCCTGCGCGTCGCCAGGCGTGGCGTTGGACAGCCGCACCGCCAGATCCTCATCGATGTCTCGGATCTGTCTTTCCGCCGCTCTCATCTGTTCAGCGGCCTGTCTGACGAGGGCGACGCGCTCCGCTCCCAGCGTCTCCTCCAGTTGCCGCATCTGATCGGCGTAATAAGCGGTGGAGGTGAACGCGTCGCCGAACATACCGACCAGTTGTTTCTTGTAGGCATCGCGCTGTTGGTCCGCGCCCTGATCGAAACTCGCCAGCGCGATGGCGCGCGGGTCTTCGCCGTTCGCCTGCATCCGGCGGATGCGGAGCGTGGTGTCGAAGTCGCGGATCTGGGCGTTCGCCGCGTCGCGGATCTTCGCCTCGCCCGCCGCCTGGGCCTTGGTCAAATCCTCGGTCGCCAGGCCGTATTTCTTCGACCCCTCGACCGCCGCGTTGAACGCGTCGTTCAGTTCCTTGACCGCCGCCTCGACCGTCCCCGTGGTCTTGCCGAAATTCATCAGTGTCGGAATCGTGTTCTCGACCAGGACATGATAGTCGGAGATGGCTTTCTGGAGCGTGGCGCTGTCGGGGAAGCTGGTGCGCTGCAAGTAAGCGTTCAGCTTTGGGTCTTCAGATTTGAAGCGTAACTGATCGAAACCGGTAGCCAGATCCTTGAATTTCGTTGGGTCTTGGTAACCATACGGCGTGTTCGATCCAAGCTGACCAACGTCACCCAGCGAGGACAATTTCAGCGATACCGAGTCGAGGTAGCTGTTCAAGGCATCCACATCCTTGATCGCCTGGGTGCGTTCCGCGTCGGTATCGACACCCTGGCCAATCGTGCGTCCGATCACGGCGTGACCATCGGCGATGTCGATAAGCGTACTGCTGTAGGGGCTGGCTTTCTTGGGACCGATGAAGCCACCCGCGCCGCCGCCCAGAGTACCGCCCAGGATGCCGCCGATCAGTGCCCCGAGCGGATTTCCCCCGGTGATCAGGAAGCCCGCCAGCGTGCCCATGAGGGCACCCGCGCCCGCGCCAATCTCGGGGGCGGGACCGGTCGTGCCGCGCGCTCCCTGGATACCCTCACCCGCCAGAGAGCCAAGCACGAAGCCGCCCGCGATGCCGCCGCCGATGCCAGCCAGTGAGCCGCCGACCGTTGAACCAGCCGCGCCATAGCTGCCGAACAGGTTGCTGGCGGGTCCACCGAGATAATTCGTGATGGGAGTGAAGATCGTGCCGCCGCCCTTCGTGGCCCACAAAGAGCCGCCGGGACCGCCAAGCGCGCTGTTGATCGAGCCGCCGATGCCTTCCTTCAAACCGAACAGGTCGGCGAGGGTGCCAGCACCCGAAGCGTAGGTGCTAAGCGAACCGCCAATGCCGTTGGTCGAGCGGCCAGACGTATCGTCGGTCACGCGGCCACCCGCCGCGCCGCCACCGGCGAAAATCGCGTTGAGGCCTTCGAACAATTCCGGTTGCCTGGGGCCGATGCCAAGGTAATTGAGGAAGGGACCGACGAACGCCAGTTTGAGGAAGGCCTGGAGAACTTGTTGCGCGGCGGCAACCATGACGTTCTTCCAGTTCACCGCGGCACCCTGACCCGATATCAGCGCCTGGGTGATCGAGTTGCCAATGGTATCGAACGCCTGGGTGAACGCCGAACTGACCGCGGTGACGGACGCCTCGATGTTTTTCAGCGCCAGGTTCTGGCGCGCCAGGTCATCCAGTAATGACTGCCGTTCCGCTTTGTCTTCTTTTTCGCCGCCGGGGGCCATGTTCTTCACGGCTATTTGGTCGCGCGCTTTCTGAATGAGCAGTTCTCGCGCGTCGGCGTTCATCCCCAGCGTTTTGGTCTGCAACTGAACCAGGGCGATCTCATCTTTAGTGGCTATGTTGGCCTTGTTGAGCGTGACCTTGGCCGCGGCGGCGGCTTGTTTCTCCATCTCAAGCGTCAATACGGCGGTGGCCTTGGTCGCGTCGTCCGAACCCTCTTTGTAATGCTTGTTCGCTTCCGCCAGCGCCTTGTTGGCGATTTCCGTATGGAAAGCGGCTTCCGCGCCCTTCCGCCACGACTCGGCTAAATTATCGTTGGCGGCGGTATCTTCCTTGAGCGCGCGGACCTGAAGGTCAATCGCGGGAACGCTGTCGTACAGTTCCTTGGTGAGCGCCGCCGCTTGTTGCGCCAGCGCGGCGCTGGCCGGGTTGGCCTTCGCCGCGTCCTGGGCATACTTCAACCGGGTCGTGAGTTCCTCGGCACGGCGCGCGGGTGTATTCGCCGCCTGTTCCGCTTCCAGCTTCCGTGTCGATTCAAGTTGTTCATCGTACAGCTTATTTATTTGCGCCTCGGCGGCGATTCTCTCGTCGGTTACCGGCCCGAATTTCTCCCTTACCGCGATCAGGGCTTTTTCCCTGTTCGCCTGGATTTGCGCCGCTTCCGATCCATGTTGCCACGCGAGGCTCATGCGGCTGTTGGCGTCGATTTCTTCCTTGATTTTACGGACCTGGGCATCGAACGCCGGGACCGTCTCGTAGATGGCCCTGGTGAGTTCCGTTTGTTGTTGCTTCCACGCGACGTTGTTGGGGTCGAGTTTCAGTAGTTCCTTGGTGGCTTCCAGTTCGCGGTTGAGCGCCTCGACGCGCCGCTGCGGCGTGGCTTTCGCCGACGCGGCATCGCTCAGTTCGGCGGCTCTGGTCTGTTCGTTGAACGCCGCGGCCAGTTTCGCCTGGAGCGGAATGAGTTCCGCGCTGTCCTTGCCCACCAGCCGGAGCGCCTCGGCCCTGGCTTTATTCGCGTTGGCCTGGATGATCGCCGCGTCGTTGCCCTGGCCCCAGGCGTCCTTTTGCCGACTCTCGGCGTCGATGCTCTCCTTGATCGAGTTAACCAGCTTATCGATCTCGGGGATGGCCTCGCTGATCTGTCTGTTGAGGTCTCGCCGCATCTGGAGGTAGGCCTCGTTTTTCGGGTCGAGAACCAGGGCGTTGTTGATCACCTGAAGCGATTTGCCGAGCGCCTCGGCCTGTTTCGCTGGTTGGCCCGCCGAGAGCGCGTTGGCCATGTCGATGATGGTCTTGGTCTGGTTGGCCATACCGGCGGCACTGAAGACGGTCGTGGGACCGCCTTCCGGATCTCTTCCGCTCATCGCTCTCAGGCGCGCGTTCAGCGCGTTGGTGAACTCAGGCAGGGTGATGCCTTGCTGCCCACCTCCCGGCATCGACGGCCAGACTTCTTTCAGCGCCGCCGGGATGCCCGCCGTGCGGCCCGCCAGGAGATCGGCGTTCAGGTCGCGCCCGGTCACCCTCTTGTAGGTCGATTGAGCCAGTGCCCACGCCGCCTTGTCCTGTTCGGCGGGACTGAACCCGGTCAGGCCGAGTTCGCTCGCGATGGGCTGGTAGGTCGAGGACAGGAACTGGTAGCGACCGGCGGCGTCGCTGGTCGTGTTGGTCCCCGGTATCCGCACGGGGACCATGGGATGGCTGGCGTAACTGTCGAAGGTCTGCGGCCCCGCCGAGCCGCCGTAGCGGACGTTGTAGCGACCGCCTGACTCGGGACCGGCGATGACATCCAGCAACGCCCTGGCGACCGCCGTGAGGCTCGCGTCGGCGGTGCCGCCATAGGTCGTCGTGGGCCGCATTCCGGCGGGCAGATTGCCGCCCGCGGGGCCACCCGGCCACCAACTGCCATACAGCGCGGGACCGCCGGTCTTTTGCGCCCAGTCGTTCAGGTCGCGCAGCGCCTGGACGGACATCGCCGTTCCCTTGATGATGGCGGCACCCATCGCTCCCGCGGCGGTGCCGATGCCATCGAACGCCTGTTGGCCCGACTGCCCGGTCGCGGTGAAGGCCTTGCCCAGATCCTCCACCGCCCTTTGCCACAGCGTCCGCTCCAGCGGCTTACCGGCGTCCTGCACCGCCTTCAGCGCGACGGCGAACGCAGCCGCCTTATCGCCACCCATCGCCAGCAACCGCGCGTGATCGACCAGATTGGCATCGACGCCTTTCAGCGTTTTTTCCATCTCGGCGAGGAACGCCACCGGATCTTTCAGCGCCTGGCCAAGCTGCGCCATGTCCAGTTCCGCCTTGCCTTGCGCGGAGGACAACCGGGCGAACGCATCGATGATCGCCTCGACCTCTCGCGCCCCGCCGACGAACCCCGGCGTGGTGACGATGGCCTTGGCCGCGGCCCGCGCGTCGGCGGTGCTGGTCGGCGTGTTTTTGGCGATGTCGTTCGCCGCCTGGGTCGCCACGCTGGCGAGGTTCTTGTAGTCGTCGGAGACGAGCGATATTTCGTTACGCAACCCGGTCAACCGGCGGGCCGCGCTTTCCGACGAGGAAATCAGCAAGGCGAGCGAACTGACCACCGTGACCATACCGGTGATGAACAGGCCGATGGGCGACATGATCGCCTTGAACACGACCCCCAGGATGCTGAACCCGGTGCCGCTGGAAATCGCCACGTCGATGATCTGGTGGCCTTGCTGGATCAGCGTCATGAGGATCGGCTGACCGGTGGCGATTCCGGAGATCAACTGCGACGTTTGCACGGTCAACTGTTGCGTGGCGAACTTCATCTGGCCAACGGAAACGGTGCCGTCATCTACCTTTTTCTTATGATCGACGTGCGCTCTGCTGACGCCGTTGATCGCGTCCACCTGTTTATTGTAGCTGTTCAGCGCCTCGGCCCGCGCCGCGTTGGCCACCGCCGTTCCATCGGCGACGTTCTTCTCCCACACGGCGATCTCGGCCAGCTTGGCCTTGTACGCCTCCTCGGCGGCGAACAGCTTATCGAACCCAGCGCGCATCGCGTTGAGTTCTTCCGGCGTGGGACCGCCCGTCCCGCCGCCCGCGGCATCCCTTTTCTTGATCGCCACGACCTCGGCGTCATAAGCCGCCGTGGTCCGTTTGATCGCCGCCGTTATCGCGTCCGACATGGTGGGCAACAGCTTCTCAGCCGCCAACAGCCGGTCGATCTCCTTGTTGTATTTCTGGGTCGCCGCGAACAATGGATCGATGCTGGCGCGCAACGCATCAAAATCGACATGAGCGTCGCCCAGTTCATTGATCGCCTTGACGTTCGCGTAATACGCGGCGGCTACTTTCGCCAGTTCCTTCTCGATCACGGCGGCGCTGGACCCCAGCTTGGCGTGATCGGATATGACATCCGCTAACTCGTTCTGATACTTTTGCAGCGCGGCGGTGAGCGGATCGTACTTGGCCGTTAACTTGTCCAGGCCCAGGAACACGGCTTCCAGTTCTTGCTGGCGCTTCTCTTGCGCCGCGCCATAAAGCCGGTCGGTGATGACGAGCGTGTTGTCGAGTTGACGCGCCACGGGAGCCGCTCCTGGCTTCACCCGCGGGTCGAAGGTCATCTGATTCGCCGCGATGACACTAAGCTTCATCGCGCGGGCAGCGGCCTCGACATCGTACATGTGCGCTTCAACGTCGGTCATGCCCTTGACCGCGTCGCTGGTGCCGCCGGACAGCCGCCTGTAAGCGTCCCCGGCTTCGTTTACCGATATGACTTCCTTGTCCAGGGCGAACTGAATCTCGGCCACCGCGGCGGCGAACGCCTTTTGCTGGGCTTCCAATGGCACCAACTTGGCGCGCAGCCCATCGACATCGACGGCGACCTCTTTCACCCCCTTGGACAGTCGTTCCGCCGTCGTGCTCATGAACGCCATCGCGTCGGCGGCTTCGATGGTCCCGGCTTCCAACTGGGCCATGACGCCGATGAGTTCTTTCTCGCGCATCTCCAGTTGTTTGACCCGCGCGATGGCTTCTTCGTCTTTTATCTTCTTGGCGATCAACAGTGTGTCGACGCCCTTAATCGCCTGTCCGACCTTGCCCATCTCCCGCGACAGAGAGGTGTGGGCGAAGATCAGCGGGTCCATGCGGCCCAGGTAAGCGTCGGAGTCGGCCTTCGCCTTGCGGAGCGCCCCCGCCGTGATGGTCAGCGAGTCGGCTACATCTATTCCCGCTTCCGCCGCCCGTTGGGTGGCGGCGGTGTTCTGCATGATTGTCGCGGTGGTCTTGTCGAACTCGCGTTGCGCCGCCCGCTGCGCCGCCGCCAGTTGCGCCATGCTGAGTTCGGCCTGATCGGCATCGATAATAATCTCGGTAACGATCTGATTTGTCGTGCCGCTCACTGTTCGGAGTCCTTTTGCGCCTGCGCCTGGGCGCGTAGCCAGAGGTCATCCATCCGCTCGATCAAAGCGACCTCCCACGACAAAAGGCTCAGACCCGACAGGCGCGAAAACGCCTCGATGTCTGGCCATTCCAGCGGCGAATGGCCAAAGCCATTGCCGCCTTTCCGTCCACGCAGTCGATGGTAGACACGCCAGAGGTACATCATGGACATCGGGAATTCCGGCATCCACAACTCGGCCTCGTACTCGGCTCGCTTCTCCGCGCGCCGCGACCGGTTCAGCAAACCCTCGAGAGTTTCCCGCCAGGAAACCCCGCTTTTGTCTACTGCGTTAAGTCTGAACTCGCACTCGGCGAAGTCTGTGAGGTCGTCGCCGAGCGTTTTGTAAAACTTTCGTCGGAATTGAAGTACTCCAGAAGTTGTAAGTAAACTTTCCCGAACGATGGATCGAGTAACAGACCCACGACATTCTCGCGCGTGTAGGGATAGTCGTTCCCGTTCAGCTTGATCGGGGTCCAGCCCAGGACGCGGGTGGCGAAGCTTTCCGCGTTCTCCCTTCTCATGTCATCCGGTGTGCGATCCGGCTCGACCCATTTACGCCGGTTGACCACCGCCTGTTCGCGCAGCCGGGTCAGCCGCAACGCATCCCGCGCCGCGATATTCGCCGACTCGATCGACTTTGGGTGGCCAGGACCGGCGAGCGTCCACACCCATGTGGTTGGCGCGCCGGTCAACGGATGAACGATGGCCAGTTCATCCGTCTCCGTCGATTTGAGGTCACTGAGATCGAAAGCGTCCCCGTTCTCCATAAGCACTCCTTCTTGTTAAGACGAACTCTGGATCTTGATCATCGTCGCATCGTAACCAGCCCCGCCGTTGTCCATGCCGACCAGCGCCATGGGCACCGTGATGGACTGCGTGCGCGGCCCGCCTTCTTTCGAATAGGCGCTCTTCGACAAACCGCCAAGGGTAAGATTCGGAACCGTAATTGATACGAAACTCTTAGGTTCCGCCTCATTCTCCACCGCGAGGATGTGGATGGAGTACTGCGTTTCGGCTACGAAATCATTGAGGAACTGCAAGTCTTTTCGCAAACACGTAAAGTTGATGCCGATTCCCATCTGACCCGTGAACACATCCGGCCCATATTTTATGTTTCCGGAGCCGAACACGTCGGGCGACATCGGGGTGATATCCATGGTCAGGTCGAACGATGTCAGATCGACCATGTCCTGGTTGCCGATGCGGACGGTGGCGTCCACGACCGCCAATGGCAGGGTCGAGGAGGGGACCGGCGCGGTGAACACGGGTGCCGACGCGGACGGGTAGGTCTGCATCTGCCCGGTGCCGACGCCGCTGGGATCGACCGTGATGATCCCGTTCGGAGCCATCCCCAGCCGCATCGCGCCCCACACGAAATCGGACATCACCTCGGAGGTGTCCACGTCGATCTCATACTCTTCGACGGTGAAGTAGCGTTTGATCAACTGGGTACCCGTCTGGATCAGCTTCTTGCCGGGGCGGGTGATAGTGAACGTGGTGTCCGCCGTGGGAGCGGGGGCAAGCTGTTCAGCGACCGAGATGACGGTCGGCGTCAGGGCGGCGATGCGGAGGTTCTTGCCGTTGTTCAGCGGATCGCTGTGACCGCTGATGCGGATGATGTCGTTAACCCGCAGTCCAGCCGTGATCCACGAGCCGCCCGCGGCGGTGATGGTGCCGCCGCCGACGCCGGTCGCGGTGACGATGGACAACAGCCCACCCGTGGACTCGGTGATCGTCAGATCAGCGGTTGACCATGTGTCGCGCATGATCGCCTCGATGATCTGGTCGAAGCTGCCAAGCGAACCTTCCGCGCTCCACGCGCCCACGGTCTTTTGGATGCCGTGACGGCCCCGCGTCCGCATTCCATCGTAACGAACTTCGTTACTCTCGGTGGCGGCCTTGGTGAGGCTTCCGCCCGACCCGCCAGCGACGCGCAGGATGGACGCACCGGCACCGGTCGCTGGCACACCGAGTCCGGACTGGGCTTTGTAGGCGACGATGGAGTTGGATTGAGTTTGATATACGGGCATTTCTGACTCCTTTCGAGAGCGAACCGTTAGCGAACCTTTCAGTTCGTGTAGTAGAAATCGAAGGGCACGCTACAAAGCAGAATCGCATAGTTCCCTGCTTCATCCGTCGCCACGCTGTCGTAAGCCGAGAAGTCAAGAGTTCTGACTGTCTGTCCGAGTTCGGGCACCCTGCCGAATTCAGCCCTTTCCATGAAAGCCGCCAGCGCGTCGGCGACATCCAGGGAATCATCCATCCCGGTATTCCAGGGTGCCCAGATGTAGAACCGTATCAATCCGGGGTGGATATAAAGTTGGTTGCCACGCTGGCTGAACCCGGTCAGCGCGTTGTAGCCACCGATGATTTCACACTCGACAAACGGCGAGGCGGTCTGCATCGGGTCTTGCCCGTCCCAGTTCTCGTTCGCCCACCGCAGTGGAAGCGCGTTGAAGTTGGCGTCCACATGCGCGCGGATCGCCTTGATCGCCGGTCCAAGCATTGGTTACCTCGCTTCGATCTCCAGCGCCGGGAAACGATCTTTCGCGTCGTTGCCGTGGCGCGGCCCGCCCTGTGAATGGAAGCGTCCCAGTTTGTTTCGCCTTGGCGTGCGCGCGATGGCCTCTTGTTCGATCAGCGCGCCCTCGACATTGCCGTGATAGGCGAAACGGATGATCGCGACCTTTTCGTACTTGTTCTTCAGGTCGCGCGCGGTGACCTCGTAGACGCCGTTCGGTGCCTGGGCGGACAGGCCGGGACGCCGCTGGGTCAGCCGCGCGCGATACTTATGCTTCGCCCCACCCTCGATCTTCCTGGCGTAGGGTTTGACGTTGATGATGACGACCTTGTCACCCTTCCTGAGTTCGACCTTGGTGCCACCTTGCAACATCACGTCGCGGCGCTGGCCGTTGACGTAGAGTAAATGGTTGTCACGATAGTGCCCGTTCCTGCCGGGTCCGACCGGTGAGCGAGAGATCAACAGCCGCAGCGCTTCATCGACCACATTGGTGTGCAAGTGGAAGATCGTGTCGGTGACCGATTGGGCCTGGTTCAGCGGCTTGCCAACCTGGCCGTCCACGATCAGTTCAGTCGGTGCCGGGGAGCCGAACGCCTGCATGATGCGGTTCTGGTTCAAATCCGTCAGCCGTTTCGTCTCGCTGATCAGCATCTCGCGGGTATTCGCGCGATAAATCTTGATCAGGTCATCGACCTTTTGCGGCGTGAAACCCAGCATCCCGGCCATCACGCCATCCCCATTACCTGCATGATATGCTCCGCGATCACGCCGCCGGGTGCCGCGACCTGGACGCCCTGCACCGTGTAGGTCGTCGCGGCGATGATGATCTGATCACCCCTGCGGATCGGCAGGGGAAAGCCGCTGGCGGTGATTTCCTTGTTCGACACCCGCACATCAATGCGACCCTGCACCACGCCACCCACGGCCTCCCCAGGCGCGACAAACGTGGGCACGCATTTCAACGTCACCTCGACCCGCGGCTGGGTTTTGGTCGCCAGCCGGATCAACGTGCCGGGTTCGCCGACGCGATCGATCGCCGCGGCGACCTGTTTGGCGACATAGTCCCCTTTGTTCACGTATTGAATTCCTGAAACGGCTGCAGCATCTCGCAAATCTCCGGCGGCAGCGCGGACGTATTCGGCATCGTCATGCTGTTGTATTCTTCCTTGATCACGCCTGGGATTTCCTGCGATCGTAGGAACCGGTCGCGGCCCCAGGTATCATTGCGGATCTTCAGCAACGACAGGCATGCCGCCTGCAGATCGGGCGGCAGATCATCGGGGGTGCCGTAGCCGCCCGTGTAGACGATCTCCAGGGACATCATGGCGGCGTTCGACCAATGCCACGACCAGTAAGACCGCATCCCCTCGTGCAGCCGCCACAGCCGTCCCCTGTAGGCGTCAAGCTGGTAGTCATCCGCGGTCAGCGGCGGGTCTTCATCGATGGAGCCGAACGAGGTGATCTCCACCACCGGATAACGGCGCAGATTTAGCGGTCTGATCTCCTGGGAAACCTCCGGAAGGTACCAGTAATCCGCGCCGTGCCAGACTTCCTTGACCGTCTCCTTCACCAGGACGCGATTGCAGTGCCGTTCGATATAAACGCTGGTTTCACGTATCCACCGCGCCAGCCGCGCATCATTCTCGTCGGTGTCGATGCCGAGTTCCTCTTTGGCGATATCCAGCGTGGTCAGATCGTGCGTCGCCGCCGGAGTGATCACTTCGATGATCGATGATTTCATGGCCGCGACACCCTCCGAAACGCGAACGAGGTAATCTCCTCGCGGCCCAGGATCGTCTCCACGTAGCTGACCTCACGCACCGCGAAGCCGAGACACCACATAAAATTGATCAGGCCATCCCTGCTAAAATACCAATAATGCTCATCCTTGCGATAGTGTTTCGATGCCAGCACGTCATCGGGACCGGCGAATGTCGGCAGCGAGATGAAGACGCTGTCCTCGACCTGTTCCAGAAGCTTTGGGAAATCGGGAATGTGTTCCAATGAATCCCAAAACGACATCGCCAGGCACGGCTGGCGGTAAGGGTTCCACAGCTTCTCCTGGGCCTTCAGCCAGGCGACCCCCGCCGGGTTGACATCGTAACCCCACGTAAACGGTCTGGCATCCACGAAAGCCCCGCTGCCGATGCCGATGTCAACGAGATGGCCAGTGTAATGCCGCGCGACCAGCGCGATGCGCGCGACATTCAATTTCGCTCCCAGTTCGGTGCGAGCGTATGCCTGATACTTTTCGAAGTAGGCGGCATCGTAGATCGTGGTGCCGCCGGTCGCCGGGTAGTAGCCGTATCCCAGTTCAGGAAACCAGCAGAGTCCAGTGGACAGCGCCTTCGTCAGGCAGCGCGGGAAGACCGGGAAAGGCGTGGCAAGGCATTCGCCCAGCGACGCCATTGCTTTTCCAGGTCCGGTATCCGCTTCTCGCACTGATGACGCATGTCGATGCATGTGCAGAAATCCTTTGGGGTCGCGAACCCAATCAGGGATGGGTCCATGCGGTGATCGATAAGCTTGTTCGGCGCGTTCATCCCGCCATTGCCGCCCAACACGATGAAAGCCGCTGTTTTCATTGCTATCGCCGCGGGAACGATCCATCCGACACCTCCCACGACCACCGCCGCGTCGCGCACCATCGCCATCAACTGATTGACCGTGCTTTCGCCACGCAGTCTGGCCAGATTATGTGGCGGCACGTCGCCCTCGATCCACTCCGCGTTGTAGGTGTTGCTGGTGTCCGCGATCACCACCACCGCGAAACCGCGCCGCTTTAAATCACCCGCGATGAAATGAATGTATTCCGGCAACGGGTTCCTGGCCTGGTTGTCCCACTCCAACCGCCGCATCACCGGGCGCACGACGGCCAGCGGCGCGCCACCCGTGTCGAACGGACATGGACCCATGTCCGGTAAATCCCAGTTGGGCGCTCTCGCTTCCGGCTTCGTCATGGGCAGCTTGCGTTCCATGGCGGCGAACACGCCATGTTCCATCTCGAGGTGGCCGTAACCCAACGCGACCATACTCAGGCCCGCCGGTAGGGGAGTCCAACGCTCCGGCGGCTGGCGACGGATGTTTTTGTTCTGCGTTCGCAGCAGCCGCTCGCCGCGCACGAATTTCAGGTTGTCGATATCGTCGTAGAATTCCGGCCACGGCGTATCGACGTAGAGCGTGCGCTGTTTCGCCGCCGCCTTGAGGAGAGGGCGAACGTAGATCGCGTCGCCCAGGCCCCACGGCGCTTTAACGTGCAGTGGCGTCAATGCTTCCGCTTCGCCGCCGCTTTACGTGGCGCTTTCTTCTCGTCGTCGTCGTCGTCATTGTTGTTGTCGTCATCATCTTCCGGCTCGTCGGCGACCACGCGCGTTGGCTTCGTCTCGCTCAGCGCCCGCACCGCCAGACCGGCCATCTCCAGTTCGGTCGCGCGGTATTCCGATGCTTCGAATTCCTGCCCTCGTTCCACTTGCCCCTCATGGTCCGCGTTGTACCAGTCAGCCGTTGCTCTCATGAGGGGCATGGGAAGTTTCCTTAACTAATCGATTGACGGATCAGGGCAGGGTGCCGTAGATGAATGCGGCAGGACGATATACCGCTAAAGCCAGCCGCTCCTCCGCCCGAATTGTGATCATATTCCTCACAAAGTTGTCCTGGTCCTCTGTTGAGATTAAAACCTCAATAGACATCCGGTCGAAGATTTGCGCGCCAAGACGGAACGCACCCGTGAGGAACTTGGATACCTGCATCGCCGGGGTCTGCACCACCGGCAAAGTCCACAGGCGGGCCGCGATCTGATTCTGCGGATCACCAACGATGTAGCGATTCATTCCATCTTTGGTGAGTTCGATCTTCGCCCAGTCAGTCGGATGCATCACGTATCCGGTGGCTGGATAGAGCGCGAGCGTGGCCTGCAGAGCCGCCAGACGCAGCGTGTCGATCGCTTGTGGCGCGGTCGGCGCGAACGCCGCCGCGTAGGCCGTCGCCTGTGGGATGATGCCCAGGAGATGCTGTCCGGTGCCGTCACCGTAGAGCAACTCGTTCTCCTCGACGTATTCCAGACCGTAGCGCAGACGACCGTCGATGTAGGACTGCAACTGCGGCACATCATCCATGATCTGCCGTGAAGCCTTCATCCAGTGCGCGATGGTGCGAACCGGCAACGACTTCAGATCGAACGTGATATTCGACTGCGGTTTCAACGCGCCTTCCGAAACCACCGCCGCGCCCGTTGTCATCGGGTTATCCGTTTCGACCGGGTATTCAATCGCGTTCGACCGGGTCGATCCCGGCGTCAGCAGATCGCGCACCACCAGATTGCGCCGAGGCGGCTGCACCATCGGCTGGCGGTCGGGAATGATCAGCGCGTTGGTCGGCGACACGCCCGTGCCCCACAGCGCCGAACCGCTGAAGATGTCCTTCAGTTCGACGGTGATGCGGGCCTGACCATTTTTTTGTTCCATGAGCGATTTGACGCCCGCGTCGTCCACCACATGCTGGCCGAGCGATTTGAGTTCCGGCGGCACATCGCCGTTGCCGCGGCGTGACATCTTCTGTTCCACCTCGGTGAGGCGGGTGGACAGTTCGTTCATCGCGGTCAGCGCCTTGTCGGCGTCCGCTTTCGTCTCGGTCGTCGCGGCACCGAGGTTTTTCATCTCGGTGGTGACCTTTTCCGCGAAGGTCTTGACCTCGTCGGTCGCTTTCTTGAGGTCTACACTCAAGGCTTTCAGTTCGATGTCGGTTGGAACGTCGCCACCATCGGGCATGTCAGTCTCCTATCTTTGGAAGGGAAAAGCCGCTGAGAGCGTGGCCAATGTCGCCAAACGCCCTCCGCTTCGATTTTGCCTCCTCTTCCCGAGGATCGGCGGTATGCGTCTTCTTCCACGCGCGGCCCTCAGACAGCGCGCGGGCTTCCGAATTCGAGTACTTAAAACCAAACTGGGTGGCCGCATCCCGCAACCAGTCCTCGAATTGTCGGATCGTTTCCGGCTTGGACCTCGTCTTGAGTTCCTCCCCGGTTACTTCTTTGTAGACGCGCTCAAGGTGTTTCTGAAGCAGAGCGCGCTCCTCGTTGTCTGGCATCTCGCTCACCAGCGCCACGGCGTTGCGGAGTTCCACCGCCGCCATCTGATTGGCCGATTTTACGCTGTCGATGCGCGCCAGGTGGTTCGCCGGATCGCAGACCGGATCAGCGGAATACAGTTCCAGGCTGGAAATGCGCCGCCGCGGCTCGTTCGCCTTGGTGCCCCAGGTAACGCCGTCCGGATGTGTCGAGAAGGCGATGGAAATGCCGCCCATGACATCTTCCAGCATCAGGTCGTGAACGCGCTTCACGTCCGGATGGTCGAGCGCGATCAGGTGACCAGTGACCTTCAGGCCCTTCTCATCGACCGTCATCTCGGTCCACTTGCCGATGGGTAACGGATCGCCACCGAACTGATAGGCCGAGTGTTCAGCGAACATGAAGGGGAGCGTGCCCTTGGATTTATGATCGGCCAACGTCTTATCGAACGCGGTTGGCTCGATCACGTCACCAGCGACATCCTCCACGCCAAACACCGAGGCATAGCCAGTGAGTTCACCGACTCCCGTCTCGGACTTCCGGTATTTTAGTTCGGCGTTCGCCGCGTAGCGTTCGCGTTGGAGCATATCGATCCCCTATGCGCCCGCGGAGGACGCGGCTGGTTGATCCTTGGTTGGATCAGGTGGAGGAAGCGTCGGCGACTGCATCGGTTGTTCACCCAGCTTGTCGAGCGGCAGACGGCCAGAGGCCATGGTCAACTGGTCGCCGCCTTCCATGGGTGGATCGTTGTTCTTCGCCCGCATTTCGTTCGGCGTGTTGATGCCGGTATCGACCATTATCTTCATGACGTTCGCGCGACCAAGGCTGTCGGTACGCAGCAAACCTTCAACATTGAACTCGCAATAATAGGCGATGCGCTGGGCCGGCGTCATCACGGCGCGAGTGATTTCCTGTTCGATCGAGCGCAGGATTGGACGTAACCCATACGTAAGGAACCACAGGTTCATTTGCTCTAAACCCGTGCCCCAGGCGGTGGTCTTTTCCATGTGACCAACCATCACCGGAGCGACGCCATACCATCTGCAGATTTGTTCGACCGACCACGCGCGCGTCGCCAGCAACTGCGCGTCTTCCGGTTTCATCGTGATCTGATCGAGGCCCCAACCGCCCTCGACCAACGGGATCTTGCCGCTGTTGATCGAGCCGGTGAACTTCTCCATCCATTCGGAGCCGAACCGTTCCCGCTGCGTATCAGACAGGAAGTTGGGAGCCTTCAGCACCATGCTTGGGCGCATGCCGTTGCGAAAGAAGCTGCCCGCGCTCTTCTCGGCGGCGACCGCGATGCCCAGAGTCTCGCGCGCCTGGGAGATCGGCGACATGCCGATGCGGCCATCGAGCGAGAAGCCCCTGATGTGGAAGATCTGCTTCTCGGTGAAGTCCTCGCGCCGCTGACCATCGGCGTAAGCGTAGGTCAGCGATCCGTCTTTCTCGGCCTTGACGGAAACCCGGTTGGGTAATAGTGGCGTAAGCGAAATGACTGAGTTATCTTTACGCCGGTCTATGTAGGCGTAACCATTTCCCCAAAGTAAAAGGCACGCCGTCATGGCGGTCCAGAATGTCGCCGCGCTCATGTCCGCGTTGGGCTGGTCGTGCAGCAAATAATAAAGCGGAATGTCGCGCACCTGATTGCCGCGGCCATCGGGCAGCTTCTCAAAGGTCTGCATCGGCAGCGTGCTGATAGTGCTGGAGATCAGCCGCACACACGCCCAGACGGTATCGATGTTGAGCGAGGCCTCGACGCCGACCGCCTCGCCCGCGTAGCTGGGACCGGCCCCGAAATATTGATACAGGCGCGGATCGGTCAGACCGATGCCAGAGGCGATGGTGGTGACCGCCTTGAGTTTGATGCGGCTCCAGAGGGACATGGGCTACTGATCCTCCGTTGGCGTCGGCATGGGCGGCAGGACGGAGGAGTCGAACGGCGGCGGCGGCGGCGGCACATACGGTGGTACGGGCGGCGGCGGTGTCGACAGAGGCGGCAACGGATCAGGCATCACCGGAGGGCGGTATTCCGGAAACGGTGGCGGGTATGGCTCCGATCCGGACATCGCCACCTCCTCGTTACATCATCGGCCTGGTCAGGAAGCCTTCCAAACCAGCGTTGTCGTCATCCATGCTCATGCCGATCGCCATGATCAGCGCCATCACGCCATCGATCCTGCCGGTACTTATCTTTTTCGTCGGCATGTAGTTCTCATTCACATCGGTCCTGACGCGAAGATTAAGCGCCATCCAACGAAGTACCGGATTTCCACCATGATCCAGGCGGTTCGACAGCAACCATGCCAACAATTCCTTCGTCGGCGCGGTGTAGCTGCGGATCCCCTGGATGAATTCATGCACGTTCAACCCGGCGTTCTGCAGACCAACGGCGATTTGCGCGGCGTTCCACGGGTCATAGGCGATGGTCGCCACATCGTGCAGCCGGTTGTCCTCTTCCACGTAGCGTTGAATCTCGTTGTGATCGATCACGTTGCCTTCAGTCGGCTCAATCAGACCGTCACTGATCCAGCGGCGATACTGGACCTGGTCGCGATCGGCCTTTTGCTCCACCGTGTCACCCGGCATCCAAAAGTTGGCGACCACCTTCCAGCGCTCACCCAGGCCTAGCGGCGGGAACAGCCGCACATAGGCCGCGAGATCGGTCTTGGTGGCCAGGTCGAGGCCCGCGAAGCACCTCCTGCCCCGTAAGCTGTCCGGATCGAAGGGACCGAGCGTGTTGGCGTCCCAGAGCGGCCCAGAGATCAACTGCGTGGAGGACGCCGTCCGCATATTCAGCCGGAGCCGCTTGAACTCCATCTGTTTCGCGGGATTGTGCTTCGCGGCCCGCGCCTGACGGTGCATGTCGTCGGGCTTTACGCTGATCCCCCAGTTCGGATTTGCTTTTATCCAGACTTTTGGATCATCCCAGCGATCTTCAGGGTCCAGTGTCGCGATGTAAACGAACCATTCGTCGTCCACGAAGGCTTTTTGCACCACGTTCCGCGCGTAAGTATGCTCCTGCGCGTAGACGCTCTCGGGGCTGTCGTCACCCGCCGTGGTGATGATCCACATCAAGGGTTGCCTTCTCGACCCCATCGCGGTGTCCAGCACGTCCAGAACGGCCCTGGTGCGGTGCTTGTGGAGTTCATCGATGACCATGGCGTGCGGGTTGAGGCCATCGAGGGTCTTGTCGTCAGCCGATAGCGGCTGGAAACTGGACATGGTGCTGTCCACCGCGAGCGAGAGCCGGTAAACCGAGACGAGTTTCTGCAAATCCTCTGAGTGCAACACCGTTCTTCTGGCTTCATCGAAAACGATGCGGGCCTGATCCTTCTTGGTGGCGGCGGAAAACACATCCGCGCCCGGTTCGCCATCGGCGACGAGGCATTTCAGCGCGACAACGGAAGCAATCAGGCTTTTCCCGTTTTTCCTGGCGATTTCTTCGTAAACAACCCGAAACCTTCTCAGTCCGTCCTTGCGGAGCCAACCAAAAGCCGAGCCATGGACGAATTCCTGCCACGGCTCCAATTTAACTCGTTGACCGGCCCATTCGCCTTTCGAATGTCTGCAATATTGAGCAAACTCGATGGCTTCCAGGGCGACATCGGGTCGCCAGACGTAGCCGGTCTTCTTTTGGTTCGCCAGATCGCGGAAATGCCGCTCACAGGCGAGTTTCACGAGGCCACCGGTAATGATCTTGTTGTTTACGACATCCCAGGCGTAGGCGGTGACCGGGTCGACCGTCCGTTTTGGTCGTTTCACTTCATCAATCGTGCCCGTACGGCACAATCCTTGGCCTCAAGCAACTTCCGGAGCGCCACTGTTCGTTCCGGATTGCGCGGCAAATCCTTGACGATGGCATCCGCCAGAGCGGCGAATTCCTTGCTCACGACCGCCAAATGGGGCGGCAGATGCTCATATTCGAAGAATTGCAGCATTGGTTCGGTCGTTGTGTCGGTCGCCATGTCAGTTCACCGTTTTCGCCGTGTTTTGGAGGTAACTCTCGAGACTCCGGCTGGGCGCGTCCTTGGGTTTGGCGTGATTCTGGCTGGCGATCGACGCGGACATCGCGGGTGTTTTCGAGTTGTCGGCGAGGATGCGAGGGCGCGAAATCGGCGAAAAACCGAGTTCGGCACCGTGTTTTCGGACCAATTCGCCCTGTTTGTTGATGATTCCGAGCAATGGGTTCTGCGCCAGGCCCATTTTCTTCTCGATCGTCAGGTCTTCCTGTCCCATCTCCTTGACCGCCTTCCTGTGCGTGTGGAGGGCGACGCAGTAAGCCTCCAATATTCCGGTATCGAGACGTTTAATCAGGTTCGGCGGTGAATTGCGGATGGCGAACTCCCAGACCTCGCGTAATTCCAAAGAGAAGTGCGCTGGCGCTGACGTGGGATCATCGCTCAACGGATGGTCCGGTATCGGTTCGTCCTTGTTCTCGGGCAATGTCGAGCCATGCAGCCTCTTCATCCCCGGCATCGCCTGTACCCGGCCTTTCATGGTGTCTCCTGATGATTCAGAATGCGAACGCCTTCAAGGATGCCGCCAGGCTCCACGATGTGGGAAAACTGGCCTTCCTCGCGTTCGGTGATGACATCGATCCACTTTCCGCCGAATTCCACGGCGACGATCACCCGCCCGCCTGTCTTGCGGAGCCAGACGCCGGAAATGAGGATTTGATCCCGCTCTATCGCCATACCTGACCCTTCTCCTTGTGCCGGATGGCGTCACAGGCATCACACAGCAACCGGAGGTTCCAGTCGTGGTCGGGACCACCCTGTGTGCGCGGCCTGATGTGATCGACCCGCCACGAATCGGGCTTGCCGCAGTTCGCGCAGATGCCGCCGTCGCGATATTTGATCCGGTCGCGCGTTTGTTGCCACGCGAAGGTGTTGTAGAAGGATTCGGTGACCTTTCTGGGGGCTGGTTTCCAGCCTGGTGGACGGTGTTTAGGGGGCGCGAAGGGCATGTATTTAGTGTCCTTTCAGGCCCCAGAGACACATTCCCTAGATCGTGACGTTTTTCTGGTCATTCGTGTGCGTTTTTGTCAAGCGCCGATTCGGGTGGATTCGGGTGGAATCTGACGTTTTGGGTCCGTTCCGGCCCTTTTTTTCGTCTCAATCGCCGAAATCCACCATGAAATGCCCGCATTCGGGGCAGCATCGGCCATGCGCGGAGATGCCTTTCCACGCGGAATGGTCGCATGGCGGTCCCTGGACCCGCCTCAGTTCAGCGCGGTAGATCGCCTCGGGCATCTGGCGGCAGAAACAGGCCATGGGAGTGTTGGCGATGCACTCGCCGGTTCGACTGAGGACGCAGCAGAGGTCGCTCACTTCAACATCCCAACCTCGCGCAGCCGCTCCATCCATTCCTCGGCTGAGTAGAACGTGCGGCGATCACCATCATCCAGGGCATTCAGGAACTGCGCGTAGTGTCTCTGAAGCCTGACGGACTCCTCCAGCGCCTTCCACACGTCGGCGTTCAGTCGGTGTTCCACCGCACCGCAGATGTCGCAGGTTTCACCAGGCTTCAGATGGCATTCCCCGCAGGGAGGTTTGCCGTCTCGCCTCCCCGGCTGGGGGAACGGCTCGCTCACGCGTTCGTCCACCAGCCACTTTTGGACATGCCGATGAGGATGATGACCAGACAGGCCATCACGATGATGAGTTTCAGGACCGGATCGACCAGCAACGGGCCGCGGGCGACCGCGACGACCAGATCGACCGTCCATGCGCCGAGGTATGCCACGATGAACCAGACGATGGCTCGTTCCTGCATCAGAACGGTGCCTTGTTGAACAGGTCCGGATTGCTCTGCGACCAGTTGTTCATCGCCGAGATGAGCGACGGGTGGCGGAAGTTGCCGCGCAGCTTCATGTCCTTCTCCCCGGCGGTCGCCAGCCAGGTGAAGAAGTTCATCACGGTGCCGCGCCACATGTCGGGCACGTAGACGCTGTCGTCGTGGATGTGCGCCCACTGCGGCATTCCAGGGGAGGGCGGCGGCAGGGAGCCGGTCACCACCGGGTGACTGCTGTCGGCGTCATCCTCGTTGACCACCCAGCCCAGGACCGGATTGTCGAACAGATCGACGCATGTCTCTCCGTTCTGGTCGTAATAATTGCACGAGAGGATCACGTCGTTCGGGTCGCCGGGGATCGAGAGCATGGAAAAAGCCTCCTTGTACGCTGCTTGTACAGACTGCCCGATAAATCGATAAATAGCCATTTTGACCATATTTGGCGTGTTTTTGGGGCTTTCAGGGGGTGTTTTCGGGTCTATTGGGGACGTTGCTG